GTAAAGACAGTATTTACTCCCATAGCAATTGGTACAGCATACTTCATTACCTTAGACAGCCTACTCCAGTTCTTTTCTACCCTCTGTAAATGTCCCTTTACATTTTCTAAGTTATAACTCTGTACCTTTTCAGCACCAGCCATGTTATATAATTGCTTTATATAATCCTCATTGACACCTTCCTGTTTTTCCATAATTTGAGCAGCAGTTTCTATGCTGGTTCCTCCACTTAATACTCCTTCAGCTAACTTTTCAGTAATATCTCTGTATTTTTCTTCCTTCTGTCCTATCGAGTAGATTAAAGCACCAGCATCCCTTCTGATGTTATTCAGCTGTCTTTCTGCTACAGCAGCATCCCTCTGTGCTGGCAAAGTCCCCATTATAGTACCTTTCACTACTTCAAAGGCAGTACCTAACACTCCAAACCTCTTAGAAGTGATACCAGCCTCTTCAGCTATACCCATAAGTGAGTGCCTAAGCAGCAGTATGAAACCAGTTAAGGATAGCACAGGAGGAACTATATCCTTAACAAATGTACCTACCTTTACAAATACACCAGCCACAGCAGCTACTCCTGGTGTAGTGGCTATGAACCTAGCAACACTAGCTGATACACCCTGTAATGCTGATTCTAACCCACTGGTAGCATCACCCATAGCAGCATAAGCATCCTGCCATTCCCTATCAGTATCTTCTGTAATGGTAGTAAGTTCCTCAGAGTAATTCACCATGTTAGACCATACCTGACTGATTCCAGAGAGCCACTTATCTATCATACTGCTAAGCCTGATAACGTCTCTAGCTATCCATCTCATCTGTCTGCCAGCCTCACCACCAGCAGCTGAAGATACTGAAGCATATTTATCAGCTACTCTAACCATTTTGTTATACTGGTCTATTGACAGTCCCATCTGTCTGTAGACATCCTTATAGAAATCAATCACTTTCTTAGCTTCATCCATCCCTTTTGCTTCTACCTTTATTTTAGCAATTAATTCTACATCAGTGTCTCCTACCATTATAATTGCCTCCTAGGGAGCTTAGGCATCCTTCTGTGTATTTCCTCTAGCAACCACCTAATCTGTAACCAATCTAACTTAGACACATCCTCTAAGGTCCAACCAAAGTGTTCCATTAGGGTAAAATAAGCTTTAGCCATAGTACTATCAACTAGGTTGTAAAATTTAGTTCTGCCTCCTTCTCAGTACCTTTTGGTACTGTGAGGTAACTCCATTCCAGTATCTTGTTTGACACCTCAGTAGCTACATCACTTGGTAAGTCCTCATCCCTACCTATCTTAGGCTCTACCAGACCTAACTTACATACCTCCTGTATCAGTATGCTGAGCTTACCCAGAGTAAAGTCCTCTATCTTCTTAATACCTACCTTCTCCAGTAGAAGAGCATACTCAGTAGGCTTGATAGACCTAATCCTTACCTTACCATTAAGCTTAGGTATAACTACCTCTGTCTCTCTTGGTACTACCACTAGTTTCTCCTTAGCCACTAGCCTAAGTTCTTCCTCTTCTGATGGGGCAGGTACATACCCTTGAGGTGCATCAGTCATTCTCCATCACTATGGTTGAGTTGTTCTGCCTAACAGGGTATAGCTTTTAGCCATGAAGTCTATGTCTCCCATTATCCATCCATCCTGAGGTATGTCTATAGAACCAGTACTAACCACACATCCAGTAAGAGAGATGGCTGGAGCATCTTCCTCAGTCCCTATCTTAAACACTAAGTCAAAGGCAGACAGTGCTGGCGTTGTCATACCTAATTTTTGTAACATAAAATTGTCCATCCATATCCTAGAGATACTGCCAGATATTTCCACATTGCCCATCTCTATGCCTACTGCCAAGGGTGAACCTACCTCAAAGAGCCTTTCTGGATTGGGGTTAATCTCTACACTGGCTGACTGAGCATAACCTATCCTAGTCTCTGTTCCACCAACCACTACATACAAGGTGGCATCCTTACCACGATAATAGGTGGGCATCCTAACACCAACAATTAATTAACCAGCCCACTATTTAAGTCTTATGTTGGTTCCAGCACCCCAATACAGGATAGCCATACCCTCTGCTTATACTCTTCCCTATCAGGGTCATATCCCATAGTTTCTATTCTAACTATATTCCAGTCCTCAATACCCTGTGTTCTAGCATAGTCCCTCTGGTTCATTATTGCCTTAGTTACAGCATCGGTAAGGTAACTGGTCAGCTTATAGCCAGAATATCTACTGCCACCTATAGTGGCTTCAGCATCCTTATTGGTAACTATCTCTATCAGGTAAAGAGCCTCTACTACATTGGTCTTATCACCTATAGCTAGAATATCTCCCCTAGCACTGCTCTGGAATACAGCTATTGATGGGTACCTTATTGTATCCTGTGTGTAACCATATGTAATCCAAGTAATGCCTCTATTAAGAGGGTCTGGTACATTGCTCCTTAGCACGTTTACTATCAACCTATTCAATGACTCTATCTTCATTCCTTACCACCTAGAAGGAATACTCCTTAGCAGCAGCATAGTAAGTTTCATGACAGCTACGTACAAATTCCTTACCAAGTATGCCTCTATTCTCCCAGAAGGAAGGTAGAATAAAGTTCCTTGGTTCAGATGGTCCTACATACTTCCTTAGAAATACCTGTCCAGTGCGTGTCACCACACGTATAGCCAGCTTAGGAGGCTTAGCACTATAGCCTCTCCTACCTTCATCTATAGCCCTAGCTATCAAGGCAGATTGCCTACCACTTTCACCAGGGTAGTGGGAACCTACATATCCTACGTAACCATTCTCTACCTTATCTATCCTATAGTAAAGAGAATCACTGAAGTGCATTACCTCTTCAGGAGGTAGAACTGGTCTAGTAGGTAGCTTATCCTTCATGCTTTCTACTACATTCTCCAAGTACTTATCAAGTATCTTTCTTGACACATCAGTAGTCATAACCTGAGCAAACCTTTTAATTACCTTGGGATAGTCCCTAAGCAATACACGTACCATACCATCACCTACATATAGCCTCTATCACTACCAGTTCATTCTCTATTATATACTCAAATACCTCCAGCACTTCATATGTCATATCTGTTACCAAGTTCTTTATCTTGTCACCAAGTGCTACCTTTACTCCAGCCAGAGGTTCGGGTAGTATGAATATCCTAACAGAGCCATCATCCAGAGTGCCCTGTAGCCTGTAGAAGAAGTCCCTAGATACAGATGGCAACACTATGCCTGTAATATCATACTCAAGGTAGCCAGACTTAGTGCCATAGACATCATCAGTAATGGTAGTATTGGGCTTGAGAAGCTTAAGGGGTGTGCCTTTGAGCTTCTTTAGCTCTTGCTTGATGATGGAAGGCTTAAGGGTATGCATCATTCCTCACTTGGTATGAGTATAGGCTCCCTAACTTCCATATCATCAGCTTCTGTTCTGGTGGTATGTTGGCTCTTCAGTAAAGCCACTAACTTGACATATTCATTCCAGAACCTAGTATATGGGAATAGTCCTACTCCCAATGTAGAACCCCTACCTCCTCTGTATATAACCCTCATACTACCTAGAGCCATCTCCAGAGGAGCAAAAGCATACTGGTTAATCAAATATAAATAAGCAGCTAAATAGTTTGTACACAATTCGTATAACTTAGTATTCAATGGTGCCCAGTACCTGTAATAGGTAGCAGTAAGCTGAACATAGGATGTATCTGGAGGGCTAACTAACTCTATCAGACCTGTGTTGGGTGACAGCTTAGCCACATCCAGCTGGACTTTGCTATTTTCATCCTTAACATCTGTCCATCCATAGACAGCTACATCGTCCTTATCTATATCAAGGTCAAAGTCCCCATCACCTATGGGAGTATAATTAGCTAGGAACTTAGTATTGGTACCATTAATAGCTCCTACCAATACATCATCCTTAATGTATTCAGCTAAGTCCCTCCTTACTGCCTCTTGAGCCTTAGCTATATAATCATTAGCATCGCTATCAGATAGTTCAGTAGAAGTAATACCCAATACTATCCTTAAGGATGCAGGTGTAGTCCAAGCCACACTACCACCTCAAAAGGTTTGTAAGTCTACCCCTACTGATGAGGGGTAGACCATCTACCAGCCTGCTTAGGCTGGAGCAACCGTCAGGAAGCATATTGCATCAGCCTGTGTAACTCCTACTCCAAACTCCTTGAACACGGCAAACTCTATAGAGTCAGTTGTTATTGATTCATCCCTCTTCACATCCACATCTCTCTTTGGTAAGTACCAGCCAAGGGCTTTTCTGTCAAGCACCAACACTGTAGTGTCTGGTACAGCATTGGACACTATGACATCAAGCCCAGCAAGCCTACCAAGCTGTCTAACCAGCTGCTCATTTTCAGGTAGTTCAGACTTATCGACAAACCTAGCAATAGCAGCAGCATCAACAAGCAAGTCATCAGCTCTGGCTGGACTAAGAACCACAGTGTCAGGCTCAAAATTGCTTGCCTCAACCTTAGACTTAGCCTTGACTATGTCAGCAAAGACAATTTTGCCTGCATTAGCACTGGCTTGAATATTGCTGGTAGGTGCTGACAGTATAGCATCATATATAAGGTCATCTTCCTTGTCAGCTATAGCTGCTCCAGCATCCTCCAGCAAGTCATTAATGACATCAATTTCAGTAGCATCAATTGCTTCCTTGGTAATCTTGAAGTAAGTACCTATCTTTACAGCACTAACCGTTGTAGTCTGATAAGTGACATCAGGAATGCTTTGCTCACTAATGTCAGCTCCTTCACTGACCTCTACAGCAGTAAGTATGCCTCTCTTGGGTACATTAGCTGACCTAGCCTTGGTCCTCTTAAGGATATCATTGTGCCTTAAGAGCTGTAACCCAGTAGCTCTCTTCCTTCTGGATGCCTCTATGACATCAAGTATTGCCTTAGGAGTTACGGCTGTAACATCTGGTAACTCTACTAACTTAGCTATTTCTTCCTGCATGCTTATCATAATTACAATAATTTATGTTACTTAAAAAGCTTGTGGTATACAGTTAATTTTATGTAACTTAAATTCTCTTCCTTTCCATCAGCTCTCTTAGGCTTACTGATGAATCCCACTGACCAGACTTTAGCAGTGCTATTAGAGCAATAGCACCATTAATTACTCTTGATGGCTCACTGGAAGGTTCAGAAGAGGATATAGATGATACAGGCTGTCCAAGCATCTTCCTTAGCTTAGTATTCTCTTCCTTAAGCCTCTGTATCTCTACTTCAAGCTGCTTTAAGCCCTTTAGAAGACCATCTAGGTCAGTCATAAACCTTTCTTCCTCTGTTCTAGTACTATCAACTCAGCAGGGGTGAGCTTACCCAAGTCAGGCTTAGCTGCTTCAGGTGCCTTTGGAGCCTCAGCAACCTCAGGTGCCTTAGGAGCCTCAGGTGCCTTGGTCAGACTAGCTGTCATTTCACTTATCTTATTCTCCACAGCAGCAAGCTTGTCCTCTAGCTTCTTGATAGCATCAAATATGGCAGTAGCATCCTCGTAGTCATCAGTTAGCTTCCTCTTCTTAGGGGTAGGATAGCCATACCCAGATGGATAGCCATAGGCATATCCATATGGATAACCATAGTAGTACGGTGGGTATCCATAGGACCCATAGTAATAGTACGTTCCTGCTGGTACCTTAGCTACTGGTCTCTTCTTCTTCAATGCTTCCTCCTCAGGCATCACATCTATAACCATCACTTCATTGTCCTTTACTTCAAGCTGTACCATCTCATACTCCTTAGGTGCTGATGTAGGTGCTGTAGCAGTGTCAGCCTTTACCTCAACTGTAGCATTAGGAGCTGTAGCACTAACAGCTTCTGTCTTAACTTCTTCCTTACCTACTTCGGTCATAATATCACTCTTTATTGAACCTTTCTCATTTAAATACATTTTGCTAAAGGCTACATAGGCATATTTTACAGCTGGATTGGAGGTCAGACTGGCTTCAAATGGTTTCATATATAATACCCTATGTCCTCCATTACCCTTAGCTACAAAGGACTGAAGACTGATGCCAGTAAGCTTACCCTCTTTAATCAGTTGCCAAGCCCTGTCATCAGTAATTTCTGCTTGGTAAGCTACAGCATTAATCAGTGGTATGTATTCCCATTCTTTAACTAACCCAACAGCCTTAGTTCCAAACTCTTCACTATCACCATGCTCCACTAACACTGGTATGGAACCCACATTGGGTATTTCCCTAAGTGCCTCTGCTGGGTAGTAATCACCATTCCAAGTACCTTCAGCTATAGCAATGCCTTTGACAATTTTGGGTGCTTCTGACAGTACTATGAAGTCAGATGCCAAAGTGGATGTCATAGACCGTAACTGTGCCTTTAACAGCTCATTCTCTTCTTTAATACCTTCTAACTCAACTATCAATTCCTTAATGGCTTCAGTCATAGCTATCACAATTTAATGTTACATTAATTCATTTAAGACTTACTGTTGCTTCTTAACTATGCGTTCTCTACCCCACTTATGAAGGTTATTCTTCTTAATCCAAGCTACAGCTTCAGCTACTGTCCATGTAGATGGGAACTTTACATTCATGACCCTTACATGGTGTAATGCTCCTACCACTGGATATAGACCTATTCTAACATCAACACCCTCTGGTAATTTTAAATCAGGTAGGTATTCCTTTACCATTTCAGCAGGTTCAGCTCTGGTAAAGGCTCTGGAGTCATAGATGTGAACAATAAAGTAGTCCCATCCCTTCTTTTGTTCAATTTTAAATTCCTTATAGTAGTCCCCAGTAACTGGATTGCCTGTTCCTTCCTTAGAGAGCTTAGGTGAAGGTAGCCTGCTCTTCATAATTACCCAACCTCCATCAGTCCTTTTGGCTATTATATAACCACTAAGGATTTCTCCATCCAAGTTAAATGACCAGAAATCATCTGTAGCATTATATATTATAGCCTTACCTTGGTCTATTCTCTCTACTTCTGTCCATATACCCCCTACCTTACGTCTACCTTCCTTAAAGTTAGGGTCTATCCAGCTAAGGTCTTTACATATCTTAGCTATCACTTCTACAGGTTCCTCAATACCTGCTTCATGGAGTGGCTTATCCATACCACTAAATTCATGTAACACAGATTCCCATTCACCTTCTATGTTAAGCCTGAACCTTAAGTCCCAGTGGGGAACTCCTTCTATAGTGTGCTTATCATATACCCATACAGCATCGGCAGCTAGAGCCAGCTTAGTTAGTTCATTAAATATATAGAAGGGACTATCTTCCTCCTCTTGAGCCATAGCATACTTACCCTTCATAATACCTCTATCTATGTCTATAATATATACTTCCTTATCATTCACTATCTTGCTATCTATATCCATATCTCCTTCTATCAGTACTTCCACTATGCCATTTAACTCCTTGTTAGGATTCCAAAGCTCCAGTGGCTTCAAGTTACCTTCATAGCCAAACCATTTCTTATCTATCCTACCATTATATACATAAGCCAGAGGCATTATATAGATAGGATGTTCGGTGGTTACAAAGTCCATAACCTTCTCTTTACCATCATCTATAAGCAAATGCCATTCCCTCCTCCATACATCTCTGATATGCTTAGGACCTTTGTACCTGAACTCAACAATACAGAACTTAGCCTTGCTTAACTTAGTTTCCTTAGTAGCCTGCTTTATATATTCTTCCCACTTAGCAACATCCTCTGGATAGTTCTTTTTAGCCCAGTCATATGGAAATGGAATTATGCCTTCTGGAGGGTACCATCCTTCCTTCATACCTCTAGCCAGAGCATATGGTTTCTGGTCCTTGGGTATCATAAACCTCCAGAATAGCTCTGTTTTACCTGTAGGACGTTTAGTTTCTGGTTCTAGCTTCTCCTGTTTAATCTGTCTGAACACTATCCTAGTCCAATCCTTAAAGTACACCCCATCCTTAAGGAAGTACTCATGAAAATAGGGTTTTTGACACCCAAATATCACTCTAGCATCCTTGTACTTCTTAGTACCTGTTAGTATGGTGAACTTGCCAGGCTTTTCCACTCCAGCCCCTACCTCACCAGGCTTGACCTGACCCTCAACATTAAGCCAGATGGTATTGTGAGTAATAGCAAATGGTACTAATATAGTATGGTCATTAGTAACTATGTTTATATACTCTGGACAGTTCAAGTCTTTCTTGTCGATAACTCTAAAGCCCCAGTAATAGCCAAGGTCAAGTATTTCGTTATGCTCCTTGTTCAAGTAACCCATAAATTCAAACTTCTTCTTTGTTCTTGATACAAGTTTAGAAGTATTCTCTCGGTACCTCATAGAGCATGGAATGCCTAAAGAAGAGCAAAGTAACCAGAAACCTTCAGCTACCCTAGGATTGCTTGTTGCAAAATAGAAACAGTCTTGACTTATCCAATAGCCATCTGAATCAATCAATCCAAACAACAACTCTTTTCTGAACCCTTTTGGATACCCTAGGAACTCTAATTTAATGCTTTTGGTCTCATTTTCATATCCATCCTTCAGCAAGCATCTAGAAGTTTCATTAGTAAATGAAAGTATCAGAACGTTCTTCTCCCTTCTTATGGAACCTGTATTACCACTTAGTTCCCTGACTATGGCATTATAATATTCAGCTTTAGATTCCTCTTTCAAAGCATTGAAGAGTAGCCTGACCCCATTCTTATTCCACCTAGTTCCATCTCCTATAAAGAACCCAAGTAACCTTCCATATTGAGGTGAGACCTGCCTTATTGGACGCTTCCAATACTCTCTAATCTCCTTTGGAAATAGCACTATGTCCCTTACCTCTAAGTCTTTAGCCTCCTTCCATTCAATTATTGGGTAAAGAACTTTATCTAATCTACAATACTCACAATGGCTAGTGCTTTCTAAGGTTCTTTTTACATCAAAGTAGCCATGATAAGGACAGAAGGCTTTAATAACTACCAAGTAAGGATGATGTTGAGTAACCTTTTGTTCTACTCCATAACTAGTCTTAATTATATAACCCTTATCCTTAATGCCTCTGTCTATTTGAACAACTCTATGGAATACTCCATCTTTCCCTAGCAACAAGTCGTTCATAGTTATTCTCCCTGCTTCCTTTAGTCCATCCCTAGTAAAGACTAGAGTGTCTGGAGCAATACAAGGTTGCGAGGCTTTAGTTTCAGCTCTAAAGCCCTTACCTATGTTAGCCAGCAAGGTCTCTATGGTAGCTGGATTGTCCTTACTGAACCCAACCACTGACCAACCAATCAAATACCCATTTACCTTAAACCTAAAGTCAAAGTGGTTTGAATCACCAATTTCATGCCTTTGTATGACAAAAGGTTCTGGTTTATTATTAGGTGGATAGACATTATACCTACCTGCTATCTTCTTCTGTAGAGTCTCTACTAGCTCTGGCTCTACTTCAGCTAGGCTTTCTAGGGCTATATCTTCCTCATATATATAAGTCATTCTTCCACCTCCTCTATAGGTTCTAAATACATATAGTAGTCCTTTACCCATACACATCTATACATTGTAGCAAACTTACATCTAATAGGGAACTTTAGCCCTGCTACAGGCTTAAACCTCTCTGGTGGTGGTAGTCCATACATCCTCTTCCTCAGAGGGCATACAGTATAGTTATTCCAGAAGGGACAAGGCATCAAAGTCAGTTCACTATCTTCAGACATAATATCACACCCAATTTATGTAACATAAATATATAATTCTTACTCTTATTATAAATCCTCCGTCAGTAAATCAATAATCAGCTTATAGCTCTTCTTACCCTTAATGGGTAACTCCACACTTGTGGTGCTTAGCAAGGTACTTCTCAAGGCTAAGCTCAAGCCAATAGAAGAAGCAAAGCTACCTATGACAGGAGCAGCTACCTTTCCTAAATGAACAATCCTCCCTATTAATGGTCTAAATGACAAGTGCTCTAAAGCAATTCTGCCTTCAATTGTCCTAATTTCCTTAGCTATTGAATAGGGAGTAATTGAAATAGGCAGTATTACAGTTCTCCTTCTTGGAGGGATGAAATAAACTCCTCCTGAAGGAAGCTTAACCTCTCCAGATAGATACGCATCCAATAAGAAGGTAGCTTTAACTCTCTTTACAAGGAGTGTATCCAAATCAAAGCCTGCAACATTTAGTTTGCTTAAAACAGAAGTAATTTCCAAGTATTTGGTCTTTTCTACTCCCATTGTTGCTTCCAATACAGCATCCAAACCAAATTCTGCTTGCTTTGTTTTCTTTAAAACACTGTCTGATGCTAGTGCCTTAAATAAAGTCTTTTGAAGGACAGAATCAAGTTGGAACTCCCTAGAAGAAGTTTCCTTCAGAACAGCACCAATAGAAAAGGTCTTATAAGAAGCAGCAGAAAGAGCTGCATCAGAAAGAACGTTTTTAAGTATAGTCTTGACTAAGGAAGCATCAAATTGAGTGGTTTTCAAGCTACTCTTGGATAAAGCAGCATCGATATCCATAGCCTTAGTTCTCTTCGTAGACAGGAGCGCATCTATGGAGCTAAGAATGCTTCTGGATACAGAAAGAGTTACATCTAAAGGAATATCCTTAGAAACACCCTTCGATAAAGCACTGTCTAACTGAGCAATTTTTAATTGCCTTCTATATAAAGCACTGTCTATGTCCATAGACTTTATTTTCTTTAATGAAAGTAAGGTATCTATAGAACTTGAAACAGACTTAGATGTAGAAAGAGCCGAATCCAATGACACGGTTTTGGACTTAGCTCCCTTCAAAGCAGCATCCATTGTATATGTCTTAAAGGCTACTCTCTTGAGGTATGTATCCAAGCTAAATGTCTTCTGGGTAGGTAAAAGAGTTAGAGTTTGTGGGCAGTAGAAGAAACCAGCTGCATTTGAAGTAGCTGTGCTTTCCACTACATCAGTAGTTCCATCCCAGTAATAGGTAGCAGTATAAGAGGTATTTTTAGTATTCCTTATGTCCCACCATTCCTCTACAACAATTCTGTCTCCCGCTTGGATGAAGAAGTCTCCTGAAGCTCCTGTAGCTGTAATTACACATCCAGTCTCAGAAGTACCGTGCTCCGTACCACAGGAGGTAGGTGATATGATTGTCTTTACGTTGCCAGAGCCACTCCTCCATATATAGACAAATGCTCTATGATACAAGTTCATTGAGGTATTGCTTTCCTTAATGGCTATTCCAATCTTATATCCAGTCTGTCCTCCTGTCAGTGTCTGAGCTGCTAAGGGAGGACTTACAAATATTCTTGCTAAGGTATAACAATTGGCTGTGGTAGCATAAGCTCCAGAAACACTAGTCTGTCCAGTTCCTTTGACAGAAAGCATTTGCTTGGGGGTATTTTTGTCACTTGGTACAGAAGGGAAGGCATCAGTATCAGGAGAGGCTTTAGAAGTAGGACCAGTAGTTGCATTAATATTCCTAAAGTACCAAGTAGTTGCCATTAGCCTACCTTCCTCCAGTTCCATCCATGCCTGTTGCCCCAAGCAGCAGCTTCTGCCTGCATTTGCTCTAACCAGAGTCTATATTCATTATTCTTCTTCATTACCTCCCTGACTTCTCCTATAGTTTTCTTAGGGCTATCAGTAGGACTCAATCTACCACAGTGATACATTCTGCACGCACATGGTCTTATGTCATATATAGTACAGAGATTGCCTTCTAAGAAGGGACAAGGATTGACTTTCACCAGCACTTTATTGCCTTCCAGCTGTATTCCTCTTAATTCTACCCCAGTTCTCTCCTTGATTAAGCTTATTTCCTCCCTTGTGAGCCTAATTTCTCCCTTACAGCATTCACCACACCTGAAACAGAAGTTCATTTTACTTCCCTTCCATGGTTATAGTTCCCTCTGATGGGTCTATATAACAAATGCTCTTATAGTTTCTACCATTAATAGTCGATTGCCATCCTAAGAGATAGATAGTCTTTCTGCTCTCTCCCTCTGGTCCTGTAGTTATAAAATTACGTCTAACTGCTATTAACCTCTGCCAAGGTTCAAGTTTAATGATGATAACAGGGTCAGAGCTATTAAAAGGCACCCAAGCAAAGCTCTCTAACCTACTTTGGTCTATTTCAGAAAATAGCCTCTCCTTCCCTTCTTCAAACTGACAGATGGAAGAGCCATCCTTGTATGTGGCTTTCCAGAAGTATCTTAGGGATTGGATTCCCATAGTTATGCCCTTCTAATTATATTTCATCATAAGTCCAAGTGATGGTTTCTGGTCCTTTAACACCTGGTGTGGCAGTATCTGATACATCCATCTGAAGGACTACGTGCTTGCTCTTAGCTGTACCAGTAATTGGTCCTGCATCCACCAGCTTCTTATTGGTAGAAGTATAGGTAAAGAATGCCGTTTTACTGGTAATGCCTGAGTGGGTAGCAACCATCTCATCACCAGTGTCTCCTTGAACTCCTGTTGCCTGTTGATAGCTGTTGGCAGGTAAGGTTTCATCACCTATATAAGTAGTGATTCCTGTACCAAAGTCAGAACCATCAGTATATATACAGACATTGGTAATTTGAGTGTAAGTTCCTCCAAAGGATAGACATATTGACTTCCAGTAGCTTCTCTTTGTCTGTCCAGAAACTATGGGTATAGGATATGACAGCCCTGGGTTATAAGTGTCTGCTGTACAGAATCTGACTGAAGTTACTACTGTCCATGTACCAGGTGAAGCACCATTACATTCCACCACATCACATGTAGCTGTCATTCAATCCACTTCCTTCAACTATATATTACTCTAAATGATATTTCTACCTTGGTATTTAAGCCTTTTCTGATGTCAAGTGGTGGCTTTATTTCCAATTCCAACTCTCCTACCTCATCTGGCTTCAGTAGTTTAGGTGCTCTAACTACCTTTATGTAAGGAGAATCAATTTTAAATTCTAACCTTGTAATTGTTCCACCTGTTGTGTTCTTTATGTAATATATCTTTTTAACTGTAGTTCCTACCTCTATCTCTCCTAAGTCTAATGTTTCTACCTTTTTCTTCAGCTCTTTATCATCGTATATTTCTAATAGGCTACTCATTACTATCAACTCCCAATATTCTTTCTAATAACTTCCTTTTATACTCACTCAATTTGAGCATTTCCTTGGTAGTTTCCTTCCAAAGGTCCTCTTCAGGTCTGTTCTTGGGTTCTGCTTCGCTTAACCTTCCTAATGGTGCTGTACCAACTTCAGCCAGCCTTTCTACCACTTCAAGCCCATCGGGTTCTTTCTTATCAGTTCTCCTCTCCTTGTAGGTGTTGTGAGTTAAACAGTATGGAACACAAAATGTATGGGAGTCTGTAACTAAATTGACTAATGGTTCAGGCTCTATTTTCTTCTTTTCAAGTACTCTGAAACCTAGGTAGTTCCCATAATCCCAGAAGTGTTTACTTTTAGCATTTGGATACCAAGCAACTTGACCGCATTTCTTTATTTTTCCAGTAAGCCCCTTAACTTCTCGTATGGAGAAAGATGGAACAATTCCAAGTCTATGTAATAGTAAAACTAATGAGTGACAGATATCTAAATTAGTATTGACAAATTGAACTTGCTTACCTCTAGTTCCATCTGAATCGATTAAGCCTTCTATAAACTCTTTAATGAATGCCTCATCACTCTCAAGAATAGCTTTAGGAACAAATTTCTTTCCATTATTGTAAAGCATTTTAATATAATCTTCTTCCTCCTTTAGTTCAAATAAAATTTCTGTGGTGCTCTTATGTCTATTGCTAACCCAAGATTTGATAGAGAGTTTATTTAAAATTTGTCTATAGAAAGCCACTAAATCTTGCTCCATTTTGTTGAAAACTATAGCATACTCAGTAAAACCTTTTCGTTTACTGTTAATTGTTCCATCGCCTAGGTAAGCTCCCATCAGCCTACCCCATTCAGGACTTAAAAAGGGCTTTCTTACAGCTATTTTAGGCATCAAAACGATATCATTTGGTTTTAAGTCTTTAGCCAACTTCCAAATAGGCTTGAAAGTCTTGCTATAATTATGATAATGAGGCACAGCATTTCTTTCATTTACTAAAAATGGATGCTCACCATCTACCTTTATCAAGAAGGGAGAATATTCTATTTTAATATTGTATTGCTCGGGTTTAATAACTTCCTCAACAATTTTAACTGGTTCAAAACCATTTTCTGTCAAGAGGTAATCGCCAACTTTAACTTCCCCAGCAGGACGTAAGCCTTCAGAAGTAATGACTGGAGTATCTTTTGAAATACAAGGAAACATGAAGGTAAATATCCTCTTTCCTTCTCTCTCATACTCCCTAACCCTAATGACCAATACTGTAATTATGTCTCCCCGTTCACATTTATCTGTAGTACTATAAGTTCTACCTATGGGAGCATAGCACTTGCCATTCCACTTTACAGCCCCATAGAACTCATCGAATTTATTGCAGGGTATCTGGTATACCACATCATATTGATATTGGTCCAGCTCCTTACCTTCCTTGGTTACCTTTGGTATCCTATTCCATACCATAAGGTCTATTTCCTTCAAGTTTTTTATCTTACAATTAGAAAGTACCAAATTCCCTGTCATAAAGCTCTCCACATCTTCTACCTGTATGTTATATACTTTATCTTTACCATCAGTAGGCACTAACTTCTTCACAATTACATGCTTTTGATGGAATGGTTCTTGTGAAATAGTAATTTTAAAATTATCTCTATAACCTCTTATTTTCTGATAGGTAATTCCCACATCAAAACCAAGGCTCCTTAAGATAGCATAAGCTCTTCCAGCCAAGCCTCTATCAGAAGTTGAAATCATAAGTTTTCTATTGCGATATCCATCTCCTTCTTTCCAACCCTCTAGGAAAGCCATAAGTTTGCTTCTAGGAAGAGAAGCTATAAACCAAGGTAAGGTTTTATCATCATTCTTGTCTAGGAAATGCTTACTTAACCAGTCACAGAAAGGCTTATCCCACACTATCAGATGAGAACAATCATAGTCATAAATTTTAGGCTTAACGTTCAACTTTGTCTCAATAATTTTGGCATATTTTTCTAGTATTTTTCTATCCTTCTGTGATAGTTTTAGCTCTCCTCTCTTATACTTCGAGTTCCTATTATTGCCTAGTGAGCCTTCAGCTATCCAGAATCCTATTAGCTTCCAGAAATCCTCATCACATACTATATGTTTCTTATATCCATGCCACTCCAAGTCAAGTTCAGTAGGAGCTTCTTCTTTTGGCACTTCTATCTGAGGAATGAAGGCAATACCTTCAGCTTCCTCAATAGGCTTCCATGTGCCATCACTAAGAAGGACTTTGTGTTGTCCAGTAGCTCTTATCTTTATGCCATGGAAGCTCTTAACATCATATAGAGTTTCCCAATCCTGTAGTTGCCTTTCTGACTTAGCAATAATTTTATGTAACTTACCATCCTTTCCAAACACTCTAGTTCCTTCTTTTACAAAAGCTATTTGCTCAAATCCATTCTCGGTTAGTATCAAACTTCCTCCTGTAAGACACCATTCAGTAGTCCTATTTTCACCACTATACTTGATAGGATATGTAGAATTAGCTGCCTTAACTATAGCCCCTTCTGAACCATTCTCTCTCCTCACTTTCTCTAGGTATGTAAAGAACTCTTTACGATTAGTAGCTATGTAATAAGGCAGTGGTCTCCACCAGTAAAGACCTTTAGGAACCACCTTATGAACTAGCTCTATCCTCTCTAGAGTAGTAAGGTTATTCACTGGCTTACCATCAAGCCATAGTATATCATATACCTGCACTACTGCTCCATCTATCATGCTTTCTGGTATCTTTTCTGCTGTAGTTAGGCTTGCCGTATCCTCTCTTGGAACCATCTCAAACAGCCTAATTTTAGTCTCTGCATCCTTTGGTTTCTTATCCCCTATGTCATATACCTCTATTTCACAGTCCAAAATAACATTTTCAAACTTGCCTTCCTTCATAATCTCATTTATAATGTCAGGCATAGCTGGTGCTCTATCCCTCTGCCTGTCCTCTGTAAAGAGCTTGGCTATACCCTTAGCTTTGTCAGCATGTAGCTGGAATCGTCTTCCATCACACTTACGTTCTATGATTAGAGGTATATTCTCTTCTATATATTTAGAGGCAAATAGCTCCCAAGCATCCTTAGCTAACCAGAATTCCAGCTTGCCTACTATGCCCGACTTGGGCTTTAATCCCACCACTGGCTTACCAAAGACTAATTCAGCTAATTTGGATGGTACTTCCCATGGACTTATTACTTTAGGATTGGTCACTCTACTGAAAGCTAATTGGTATATGGGAATGCAATTGCCTATCATAGGACCTTCTCTATCATAGACAACATGGACTCCTTTAGCTACATCTGGAGGCAATCTCCTCAATAGCTCATATATAATTCTATCATCTGGATATTGTTGTTTTATTATAATATCTATGTCACTACCTTCCTTGCCTGCTTCCAGTGGGTAGCTTACTTTACCCCTATTGACTATACCTCCAGCTACAAATATTTGAGCTGGTGGTTCTGATATGGTAAACCTCTCTGGTAGCATAGATAGGAACTCATTAATGGTAAGCTCTTTAGCCAAACCTGCTGGCTCAGGATATTCAAGGAATTGTATGACAGTAGCCTTGTCCAGCTCATCCCACTCTTCTTCTGGTGGGTATGGTATGCCTCTGGCTATAATTTCCTTGCCTACCAGTATATGAGCATCATAGATAGGCTCTGTTACCTTACCTTCCTTACGATATAGTTGATGGAGATAGTCCCTTAACTTTAGCAAGTCCTCATCTGATAGAGTCTTGAGGTATTCTTCAGTAATACTTTCCAGAGGTGGGAACTTAGCTAATTTAGCTTCAGAAGCAGTAGTAAGCAACTTGATTTCTTCATCAGTAAGTCCATCCTTGACTAAGTTCCACAATTCATATGATGGACTACCTTCCTTATACTCCTCTATATGGAGGGTCATATCTATAGTGCCTTCCTTCTTCCTCCTTGCTACTTCTTTTAGTAACCTTACTACAAAGTTCTTTAGAGTATCCTTGTTAAAGTATTCATCCTTACCAGCCTGTATCCTTACCTTTTCACCTTTGAGTAACTTAGCCATTACAGCTACCAATAGGCGATAGTCATCAGCAAGCTGTTCATTGGTAGCTTTCTCTGGTTCATAAGGAACTTTCCATAGCTTAGTAAGCCAAGTTATGTTATCAGTCTTAACAAATAGCTGTGGACCTTGAGGGTAGTCAATCTCTAAAGGTGTATCATAAGCAGCTATTACCTTTACAGGGTAATAATACAGCTCTTTCTTGTCACTAAAGCCCCATTGCTCTGCTTCTTCATCAGTAATCCTATGTTTGTCCCTAAGTTCCTTAAACTGTTTCTGGTCTATAACTATAGGCTCTGTCAAAACCACTATTCCCAATATCTTCTTATCCTCTATGAGCCATAATGGCTCATCTATGTGCTCTTTAAGGTGTACAGACTTCACAATAGCCTGCTTGTCACCTTTAATGAGTAATGTACCATGAGGCTTGACCAGAATGATGCCTGCTTTGGGTCTTACTTCCTCTGGTAGTAAGACTTTAGGTGAAATTATGCCTGATGTGTCTACCAAAGCCTCCATACTCAATTCCAAGCCATCCTTAGCCACTATTATAGGAACTGGCTGTTTATCCAGTCTATTAGCTTCCTCCTTAACCATTTCTTGTAACATAAATTCTAAGTCCTTATCACCCTTCTCTATAGCCTCCTTACCAAGGTGAGTAATGGCTATAGCCTTAACACCAGCCTTCAGGAACCAAGCTATCTGGTCAGGTATACCTTCATGACCATAAATGCCTAGTTCCTCATCCTTTCTGACTATTCCTCCCTTCTTCAAGCTACTCCCATCTCCTATAGCTAGAGTAGCACCATTAAGGAACTTATCCCTATTATATATGTAGAGCACGTCTGATGTATAGACTACCACTTTATCATTGTGCTCCAGCCTGACAGCTACTGATGGAGTTTTGATAGAGTGAAGGGTCTTATAGAGAGTACAGGTAATGTCTCCTATCTTGAATGGCTTTTCTACCTCCACACTAACTGGGTTCTTTATGTCACCCTTCAGTAGCCTCAATATCTGTTTAGTTGAGTAGACAGGCTTCTCTACGGTAGTAATTTCCTTGTTGAAGTGGTCAGGATGGGCATGGGTTACTATAATAGCATCAGGATTGAGGTCTAAGTAGTTCTTCTCTCCTACATCAATCAATAGCTTAGTGGTATTACTCTTAATGAGTAATCCAGAATGTCTCTTATGGGTATCAGACTGTTCTTCTACCAAACCTCTTGTCCCTAGGAAGACTATATTCATATTTTAGCCTCCATACGAGATGGATGACCACACTAATTTATGTAACTTAAAATATAAACCTATCTCTCTAGTATACCCTTGGGCATCTGAGTAGTGGTGTGGCACGTTCATCATTATAGTCCTCCAGTATTATCCAGCCTACTTGAGCAGCTACACCCATAGACATGATGTAGATAGTTTCACGCTGCAAGCAACCTGGTTTGACAAGAAGATAGTTAGGGGGCTTATGAACTACAGTTAGCTCATGGAAGTGTCCTAAGCATAGGACAGAAGGTCGTTCAGTAAGGTTCCTGAATACCTTCTCCAGAACATAAGAACTAGCATAGGAGCCTCCTCCTTTACCATGAAGCATAAAGATGGAATGGTCCTTATTGAGTGTTAGGGTAGCTGTATAGCCATAGTAAGTTACATTCCTTAGTGCCTTAGCTATAGCAGCACAGGCATCAAACCCTATCTTATGCTCAGCCCTAATCTTTTGCTCATGGTTACCCATAATGAGATGGACCTTTACCCTTGATGGAATTTCCTTAAGCTTCTCTATAGCCTCATCCACCTGCTCATCTATAGAGTAAAGGGATAGGTCTTCACGCTCCAAGGCATGAACACCCAACCCCTGTATCACGTCACCAGCTACCAATACATGGCGTATGTCAAATTCATCTATATCCTTTATCATCTCCCTGTAGGCTATGTCTGAATGGGACTTAGCTCCAATATGCCAATCACCAGTTAGCAGTATGGGCGTCCTTATTTCCCCCAGTTCCTTATAGTAATGCTCGGTAGTAAGCTTACCATATCTTACTAGAGAGTAATACTCCTCACCTCCTCTAATGACTCCTTTTATGTCATAGCCTTGCTCCCTAAGTGAATTTAAAATTCTGGTAAGCTGTAAGGATGTTAAGCCTAAGTTCTCCATCAGTTCTGCCCTAGGCACTGGTAGCTTACTCTTCTGGAGGTAGCTCAATACCTGTTCTTCTGCTATTCTAACCATCCCTATGGCTCTACTTAACTTCATTCAATCTCCTTTCTGCATTTGTAGTGATTAAACTCTGCCTGTACCATCTTCTTTAGCTTCTCTATAGCCTTTGGTGTACCAAACAGCGTACTATGACCAATTTTAAATTTCCTAATCAGCTTGGTGTCTTTAATGAGCTTATTATGTATTGCTCCTCTTACAGCTTGTGGAGTCAGATTAAGTAGATTGCCCAGCTCATTGGCTGTATATACTTCATCATCAGGTGCTGAACTAAAGAATATCCTTACCTTCTCTACATTAGCCCTTCTCACTTCATTTCTTATCTCCTTTAGCTTCATGTGTCTTCCTCCGTATGAGAATTACAACGCCATAGGACTTACCAGATGGTATCTGTACCTCAATAGGAGTATATGATACTATTTCACTATCAGTTAAACTAACTACATCTTCAGCTATCCTTCTGGCTTTAGTAGTCCTGATACCAAATCCCTGTATCTTTATGACACTATATTGACGTAGCTTATTCAATGCTGCCAGTACATAGACAGAATTAGGTTTCTTACCTACCCTTACAATATCATCCTGTACCCTATTCATCTATCTCCTACTCCTTTGTACTTCAGCCCTCTTCTGCTTTTCCTCTTCAGTAAGCTTGTTAAGGTCAAGTTCAGGCAGTCCTAACTGCTTCCTGAGGTAGTTCTCCAGCTCTGGGTCATAGACTATCAGACCCTGCCTACCTAGGACTGCTAGGGTTCTGGCATTAGCTAATCTGGTTTCAGGGCTAGCTTCTATAAACTTTATTGAAGGTACTTCCTTCCACTTCCTCAAGTCTGCTAGAGGCTGTAGTATTTCCTCCTTAATCTGTGTTTCCAGCTCTCTCTGATAGCTAGCTACAGTCCTTTCATAGTCAGTAGCACTGCCTTCTGCCATGGTATATGCTTCCTTGATTCTAGCTACTAGGTAGTTAAGCTGCTTGTCCACATCCCTAAGTTGCTCTGTCTCCAGTCTATCAACCTTTACATAATGGGGTAAGAATATAGCCAGTGACTTATGTAGCTTCTCAAATGCCTTCTTTACATCCTTCATCATCTCTGGTGTGGCTGGCTGATTATCAGTCCCTACAGTAGCTATGATTGGTGGGAATCCCTGTCTCCAGAAGCCCTGTGAGCTAGCCTTCTCTACATTAAGCTTGTACTTTATTATGTTATACAATGACTCTAGAGGTGATATACCTATAGGTTCATCAGGTAGTCTAAATAGAGCAAAATGAGCTACCAAGTACTTGGGGTAATATGTCTTCTTACCACTCCTTACTTCAACTACCTTGACAGGTTTACCCTGCTCATCAAGTATGACATTGCCATTCATATCCCTTTCAAAGTCCATATACTTAGGATTCTTCCTTACCAGTCTAACTATGTCATCAAGACTGGCATTGGTCTTCAGTTCATAGAAGGCATTACCCCAAACCAAGTTGTCCACTATAATATTCTTAATGACCTCCCTAAATGATATGGTACTCCTGTTCATCCATTCCTCTAACTCCTTCTTGACAGTTTCATCCTTAGCATCAATTACTATTTGGGTAGCTGATACATCTCTAGCAAACTTATTGACTATGCCAAATATTACCCCATCCCTTCTATATAACAGCTCAAAGTCCTCATATAGACCAGACATGCTAGGCAAGCCAGTGGACCTAATTTCTGTTACATCAACTGAAAATGACTTCTCTTCTGTATCCAGAGCCAGTGGTCTGGCTACTTCAACTACAGGAGTAGGTTTCCTGCTAGTTAGTCTGACTATATAATCTCTAATGCCCATGCTTACCACTCTCTACATCACCTATTGAGCTTAATAAATCTAACCATTGCCTATTGGAGTTCTGCCACGTATATTCCTTAGCTTTCTCTATAGCCTTCCTAGATAGTTCCTCCCTAAGGTCAGGATTGTCATACAACTTTCTCATGGCTGTAGCCATAGCATCCTCATCCACTACAGCCCTCCAAGTACCAAAGACATCCCACCAGCCACCTTTAGTCTTTACTAACAACCCAGAGCCTTCCAGTAGCTCTGTTATGCTGGAGTAATCAGTACCTATACAGGGCACTCCACTAGCCTGAGCCTCTATCAGAGGCAATCCAAAGCCCTCTCCAGTACTAGCCAGCACAAATACATCCATAGCATTATATAATAGAGCTAGTTCTGCCTCACTCAAGGCTAAGTATTCTAGTTGCTCTACAAAGTGTACCCTATTTTGTAATTTTAAATACTTAACCAGTGATGGTAAGTCTGAACCATACCTAGAGGTAGGTGGAGTTACCATTAGCAAATGAACATCTGGCGTATCACTAAAGGCTAACTTAAAACTGGCTAGTAAACTGGGTATGTTCTTACGCCAGACATTGGTAGAAACTGTACCCAGAAGGAATATATTGGTGGGCAATCCAAGCTGCTCTCTGATAACCTTCTTATCCATAGGCTTAAAGATGTCAGGATTGTATCCATGGGGAATGGCATGAACATCCTTAACACCATACTTTTCCAGCACCTTCTTACCCCACTTACTGATGGTTACCACAGCATCAAGATTCTTACACATCAGCACTTCCCTATACCTTGGAGGGTCTGAATCTACAGGGAAGTAAGGAACCAATTTAAAATTCCTCTTACGCTCTACCAAGTAGTCATAGAATAGCAAGTCACCTATTGGTATTACCACATCAGGTTTGTACCTATTTATTGAAGTATATATTCTACCTATCGAATCCTGTCTAAATTCCACGTCAGGTCTTACTGTAGGAACTAAAGTAGCCTTACCAAACTTCATTTCCTGTCCTTGATAGCCTTCAGCATAGATATATACGTCATGTTCCTCTCCAAGACCTTGTGATAGGTACTTACTTACTATTCCATAGCCTGTGGGATTCATGGGTGTGGTACTGATTATTAATACCCTCATGAAACTACCTCCTCTATAAGCCTCTTCCACTTAGGCAGAACCACAGCAGGACTATAGTCCCTATACCTATCCACAGCCTTACTCGAAAGCTCTTCCCTTAGCTTGCTATTATTATAAAGTTCCACCATAGCTTCCTTCATAGCTACAGGGTCAGCACACCACCTCTTCCTATACCAAATGTCCCTAAAGAACATATTACTCTTTATGGGTAATCCAGCATCACCTATGACCTCCTTGAGGATTGGATTACCTCCATTATAAATTATTGGTCTACCTGTAGCCATAGCTTGTAGGGCTAATCTATAGTCTATGGAGCCTGTACTGGCTGTACAAACTATGTTACATGAATTTAACCATGCCTTTATAACCATTTGAGAAGGAGAAAGCTCATCAGAATGCATTAGAAAGGTAGTCTGGTCCAATACCTTGAACAGTTTACAGACTTCTGGTATCATAGTCCCATTACTTCTATATGGAGCACATAGAAATGATAGCTTGACAGGAGTATTCTGGAATGCCATAGAGAATGCCATTACTACAGTGGGTATTTGTTCATACATTAGGTTATTGGATAGTACACCCACATAGAATGGTTCTGCTGGTAGTCCTAAGCTCTTTCTGGATTCGGTAGTGTCTTCCTTGGCATATGCACCTTCTATCGTAGCAGGTATATAATGAGCATCAAGAAATAGCTCCTCCTTAAGCTTCTTCTTTATATATTTAGTATTGGTAACTATGGCATCTGCCTCCTCCGGTACACCATCCAAGAAGGGTGAATCTATGCTATCATACATAGCTATCCATCTAACTGCCTTGGCATCTAACTTAGAAAGTGATTGAGGCATACACATAGTAATTAGCACATCTGGTTTGGAAAGAGAGAGGAAGGAAGATAGTGCCTCAGCACCATGGATACCTTCATTCAATCCCACTATATATACTCCATTAAGCAAAAGAGGCTTGGTAGGACCATATTGAAGGGGTAAAATATGGACTTTGTAATCCTTATCCTGAGCAAGATAGGTAGCCAGTTGGATAGCTATCTCTCCATACATATCAGTTGATGTAATTGGTTCTGTAAGGATTAATACTCTGATATATAACACCTACCCTATGAATAGCTTAATTATAGTCAGTATCAAGGTAAGAATTATCGGTATATATAGCCCCCACTGGAGCTTTTCAATGTAGCTCATTTTACCCTTTAAGCGTATAATCTGGTTGTTCAGACTATTAACATTGGAGTTAATATTATTGAGGTAAGTATTCAGCCTTTGAAGGGTCTTATCAAGCTCATCGACCCTAGTTTCAAGCTTAGTTAAACGCTCTAAGAGACTTGGCATAGCAATCACATTGAATTTTAAATCAATTCCTATTTAAGTCTTTCTTTATGCTAATGTAGTTTGACCTTCTATAATGCTCCATGGGATGCCTATCAGGTCTGTAATCTGACCTATAGCATGTCTGAACTGTTCTCTAATCTTATTGAAGTCTACCTTTCTGGCTATTTCTGGAGGTAGCTCTGTATCACTCTTGATGGCTATCCAGATGCCTCCTTCTAATGGAATAAGGTTAGGTTTATCCCCCACCTGCCATTTAATACCAAGCAACCTTTCAGCTAAAGCACAGGCTTTGATGTGGAATGACTGAACTTTATACTCATCTATAGGCTTCTTAATGCCCTTCACTATCTTGAGCCTGTGGATGGGCTGTTTGGATATGTCATAGTAAGCCCTTCTTACCTTAGCTATAATTTCATCCCTACTGGCTCCATGTAATACACTTCTAAATACCTCCATCTGTGTATCCTTTATATAAGGACTCCAGTCTGCCCTTACGCTTTCCAGTCCCTTCACCTTAATCTCTCCATTCTCTGTCAGGGCAGCATACTGTTCCTTATCCAGTATAATTACCCTCTTGTACCTATCAGCCAGCTCTATGCTGAATTGACCTATCAGCTGGGATAGGGAAGACATCAGTTCATTCACATCACCTTCAAAGGGGAACATAGCACCATCGGTATCTATATAACAGACGTGGGTAAAGAGGCTAAGTAAGTCCTCTACCTCCTGAATATGCTTCCTAGCTAAGGCTGTAATGGTTTCAGCACACTTCAAGTCATAAATTCTACTCCTATTGAAGCCAAACTGTCCATAGATGCTGTTCACTACCGTCTTTAGTGAATACTGCTGGATATCATACTTCCTATGTTCTTCTTCAGTCTTTGCCTGCTTCATTAATAGCTTCTTTTCCTCCCTAAGTGCCATGAGCTTCTTCAATAGCTTAGGGACTATACCCTCTTCCTGACTATCCTTACCAAAGGTCTCTATGCTTATATTATATAATATGATAATGGTGGGGTAGAATGCCTTGAAGTCTAAATAGAGAACGTTGTCATATACACCTCTTTCTGCCTTCCTATAGCCACCTAAGTATGACTTATGCTCCTGAGTAGCTCCCAGAGTATGGACATACTTATTAGGTAGAACATAGGGAGTGTTCCTGAGCAACATTATGTCTGCTATAGTACCCTTCTTGAGGGTATCCTTCAGCCTACATCCTATAAACCTCCTAATTTCATCGAACAGGTCAAAGGCACCATACTTCTCATTGACCTGTATCATCAGTTCTACATCCTGAATGTTCTTTCTAACCAACTTAACTGGGTCTGTCTTCCAGATAGTATCCCAATTAGATACTGTAATTGGCTCCTGCTTCAAGTATGCCCTAGCTACATACTGTAAGCTACTGGATGGACTCTCTTCATACTCTTTATGTATCAGTATCCTGAATGCTTCCATCAGGTCAAATACTTCCCTGCCCTTTACCTTCCAGTAGCCTCTATTATCCCTCTTCCATATACCCATTGGTGACATTCTGGAAGAGTCCACCCCTACTGCCTTGCAGCGTTCATTTAGCTTACCTAGGTCATAGGATATATTCCATCCTATCAATACATCAGGGTCTAGCCTAACAACAGCATCAATAAAGGCTTCCAGTAGCTCCTTTTCACTATTATATACTTCACAATTTATGTTACATAAATTCTCCTTACTGGTTCCTTGAACCATAGTACGCAGTTCATTGTTACACCTATAGGTGATGCTAACTACCTCATTATTGGGTGCTTCTATGTCAAAATAGAGGCATACAGGAGCAATATTGGTGGGAATGGGCTCCAGTTTATCATTAAATCCATAGGTAATGCCCTTGTCAATCAGGTACCTATAGACGAACTCTATGTCTGCTTCATAGGTATGTATCTGGCTCTTATGTAGCCTCTCTCTCATCAGCTTTACCATAGCTGGTATTGTCATTTCCACTTTAGTTAGTTCCTCACCATATATGCTCCTGTAGCCATTTTCCAATCTCCTAATAGACATAGATGTAGGTAGCTTCCATCTGTCCTTTGTCCTTATGTAGAAATAAGGTCTGAAAGAGTCCTTAATTAGGACTCTCTTGCCTGTAACATCTCTAGCATACAGGTAAACTACTGGTTTAGACCCCTCTACGCTATACTCTATGCTCTGTAAGGCATACTCCATCATAGCATTATCCATCCCCAGGCATTGATGTTGAAGCCTTCCCTACCCTTCCTTCTGCTTGGTCTACCCACGGTCAGAACCATGTCTCCTTCCTGTGGCAGAGGCAGCATAAACTGTGGCTCTCTAAAGAATACCCTTACTGGAGTATCCACATCGTCATCTATAAGGTCAAAGTAGCTCTCTTCCACTGGGTTCATGGCTATGCCTTGAGTAATCAGTAGGCTACCCCTATTTTGAGTTACATAATTTTCCAGCTCTGATAGGGGTGTGGTAACTATGCCTTCCAGTGCTTCAGCAATGTCGAATGGTGCTCCCTGAGGCAGTGTCTTACCTATCTCCTTAAAGACAGGTATTTCCTTGTAACCAAGGCTTTCAGCATCTATCCTCAGTGTAGGTAGGTTAAATCTGTTCCTTTTGGCTACTGTAGCTCTGAACTCCACAGGGTGCTCTATTCCTATGGGCATCACAAGGGACTTTACTGAACCATACCCTTCCAGTATATATGTGGACCAAACATTGCCATCCACTTCCTTGGCTCTGGCTACATACATCAGGAATAGGGACTGCTTGTCTGGCAATGGTGCTAAGTAATTGGGGTTAGGATTGCCACCTATTTTAGCTCTCCTATCCAGTGGTACTCCATTGGCATCAGTATAGTTCTCTGATACAGCCCTTTCTGGGTCCTTCTCCCATATCATCCTAGCTATCCTCTTCATTTCCTCTATCCTGTCCACTATGCCTGTAGTTCCCAGTATGATACCATGGTACTTAGTGGTACCTTTCATAGCAGTAACCATCTTCTTTATTTTGGCTACTGTATAGGCATATGCTCCAAGCAATCCTCTGGTAGTCATAGCCTCTTCAAATACCTTAGCTACGTCGATGCCCAAGTCCTTGTCCTTGACAAGTTCCTGAAGGGAAGCCAATGCCTGTTCCTTACTTGTCACTTCCTTCATATTCTCACCTCCTTTCTGCTTTATCTGTAGCAGTTACACATGCTACCTTTAAGTCATCCTTACTGAATACCTGCTTCAGAAGCCTTACAGCTTCCTTATTCTTTACCAGCTTAACCAAGTCCTCCTCATTAGCACTAAACAATTCATGTAATTTAAAATTGTCAAGAATGAGCTTGGCTTTCTTCTCCCCTATGCCTTTGATACACCTGAGCATTTGGACCTTGATATTGTATGGGTCTGTTTCATGTTTACTGAATAGCCTAGGAGCCACATATGGAGCATGGTTATTTTCAGCATTATATATTGCCAGTAAACACCTACAGGTATCCCTTATGTCCTCAGTAAAGATTACCTGTATGTTCTTTGACAGGGCTACGTAAGTATATAACTCCATCCTCTCTCTAGGATTGAACTCATATGATGGTAACTTACCCTCTACAATCAGTATGGGTCTCTTGTATGATGCTAACATATTGCTAATCTGGATACCCAGTCTGCCATTGTGTTTATCAATAAAGAACCCATGTATCTCCTTCCTTTCTATTACCTGTGTACCTATCACTACATCTCCTACTTCCAAATGCTTCCTTTCCACTGGAATATGGTATCCTAACAGGTATTTCTCTATCTCATCTGGTTCATGGACATCCAGCAATAGTGTCATTCCATCACTCTTTGAGCTTACCTACATAGTCCTTGATGCCACCTTTATCTACAGTAAAGATAGCTTCATTCCTTGGTAGGAAGGAGCTGTCAAACAAGGTTATTTTCCATGAGTTCTTACCCACTGGTGTAATGCCCAGCCATGTCAAGCTGTGTAGGACGAAGTCTGGTACTACAGGTGCTTTGTACATTCCTGTCTTGGCTATAGCAATATGCTGTGCTGAAGTATCTGGTACTCCCATTACCTGTACAGTCATTACTACAGCCATATTGTATTTGGAAGCTAGCTTCTGTAGCAATCCTATATGCCTACCATACTCTGAGGAACGTGCTGGTAGCTGTTCTCTACCAGTGAACGTACTTCTGAACTTAGCATTGAAGCTGTCTATAATTGTTAATCCTATGTCTGCTCCCTCTTCACATAACTGTTCTACCCTGAGGTAGGCATTGTATTGAGCATAGGCATCTGGTATTGACTTAGCAGGAATGACGTACATGTGCTTCAGAATGTCATCCTTATACCCAGCAGCAGTTGCTATTTCCCTAACCCTGTCACCATACCAAGTCCCTGGCTCTGTCTCAATATATACCCCCTTTCTATTGTGCTGCATGACATTATTCACCAGTAGCTGGAAGCATAGCTGCGTCTTACCTACTGAATTACCTGAAATGCCAACCTTGCCATTCCTATAAGCAAAGAAGTTGCCTGTGGTAGTTTCAAAGCACCAGACTTTGCCTTGATAATCAACTTCTTCAACTTCATCCTCCCAAGGAGAGAAATAGCCTCTGGGTTCATAGGAGATATTGATGCAGTACCCCTTATCTGTCGCTCTAATTCTCTTGCCCTTAACAAGCCCTCCTTCCTTAATTTCCCTTTCAACAATACTGCCATTGAATCCAAGCTTGAGCAAAAGAAGCAGGAAGTCATGAGCTAATTGCTTAGAGGAAGTAAAGTAGCTATAGCCTCTAGAACTACCATCTCCAAGCATTAACCCTTTAAATAGATGATACAATTGCTCCCTTGATAATCTTAACAGCTCCTTGGGAATTGTCTTGTTTTTAGCTCCTTGCCCACATCTCTTACAGTATTCTGCTAAATCCCTATGGAAAATAACATATTTTGAGCCTTCATAGACCTTGAAATCTAGCTCCAGATTCTTTAGCAATGATTCAAGCTCATTTGAATGCCTTGTTTGCCTAATGCTTATGTAGTCCCCTCGTTTTGTATGAAATATACACCCTTCTGAGATGTACCAGCCCATAAATTCCATAAACAAATTTGCTGGCAGTGGCTTCAGATTAGGCTTAGGATGAGCCTTCTTTGGATGTTCTGGTTCCCTGTTAATTTTAATATAAGGATGGATGTCAAAATATTCAATTAAATTGCCTTCGTAATTAAAAGAAGTCAAGAAGTAACCTACTTGATGAAGCAACTTATAGGCATTGATATACTTGTATTCGTTCTCTCCCTGGGCTTTAAATATCATTCTATGCATTGGTGTAACTAAGAAATCGTACCTTCTGCTATGAAAGTGAATCAACTTTCCACTATATGGAAATTCATACTTACCAATCACTTCTGTTTGGACTATATTATGGTTTTTATCAATGCCCAAAACTTTATCTCCTACTTTTACTTCTTCAAAGGATTTGAATCCTTCTTCTGTGAAGACCATAGTATCTTCGCTATGACAGTATTCACCAGCAATGCCAGTCAGACAGTCAGTTCTTATGCCTCCTCCCAAAATGCCATCCAGTCCCTTAGCCCCAGTAGAAATTATCTTAATTCTTTCCTTCATTTCCTTGTCCAGCTCATCGGCAAGCTTACATTCCACCTCTGTCTTTAGCACTATCGACCTAGCATCCTGAACTATAGCCTTAGCTTTGGCTAAAGTAATGCCAAGTTCAGCTTTTAGTTCCTCTGGTCTCATATTAGATAGTTGAGCTATGGTGGTGATTCCCTTAGCCATCAATTTAGCTGCTGTTTCCTGTCCTATCCCTCTTACAGCTTCAAGGTTGTCATTGGTCATATTTCCATATCCTCCCTTCTCATTACAGCCACTATGTGCCTACAGGCATAGTCTGGATACTTCTTTACCATCCTATTGTATGCTGGGCATGTACATCTCAGTACTCCTCCAGCAAAGTATACGTCGTACACTCCATCTATGGTGCTTACTTCCCATGTCCTCTTACTTGTCTTCTTTATCTCAACAGGTTGTACACTTTCCTGACTCATACTTATCTACCTCCTCCAACTTATCTTCCATGCCTTCTACCACCTTGGTCTTAATGGCAATAGCACTATCAGACACTACTTGGACTTCAAGGCTAACGGGTGCCACTACCAGTATTTTAGAAGGCACATCTTCTATCTGATATACCAGCCTCTTCATAGAGGCTTCATATACTTCAGTAATTTCCATAGCATATCACCTATAGACTCATCCTTCCTTATAAGCCTTCTTCTCTGAGGGTTCTTACCAGCTCTTCTATGGTACAGGTTAAAGTCCCTGCTCTGTAGCCAGAGTGTCCACCTTCTGTAGCCATACCACGTTCAGCAAGCAGTTCACTGATGTAGTTAGCCAGAAGCCCTCTTAGGGAGAACTTCTTGTCATTGATATTGACTACCAGAGCAGTCCTTCTACGGTCATTCATAATACTGCTAGCTATCCTACCTCCTACCTTCAAGGAGGATGAGTAAGGTAGGATGGTCACTTCCCTAAGGTCTATACAAGGATAGTCCTTTCTCACTGCCTCTTCCTCCCTCCTAAGGGTCTCTCTGGCATCATTAACCACGTCATCAAGTACTACGTCCAGAGGTGATGTAGCATTCTTAAGTATATTATATATTTGATTGGCTCTGTTGGTCTTAGCCATAGCATTGATACACCATGGCAGCTCCTGCCAAACAGCAGTCTGGTACTCCCTACCACTGCCTACAGTCCTACTGATTTTAAGTAACATAATTTCCCTAGTGGGTTTGTGCTTCCAGATGTAGGTCGGTATGGATAGCTCCTGACCATCTCCTACAGCTCCAGCTACAGCCAGCCAGTAGTCCTTAGGGTCTATTTTGTCCTTCAGTAGTTCCAGAACCATTAAGGATGTACAAGAAGCATTATAGGCTGCCTTGACATTGGGTACTATAGCATGGTGGTCTATTACATAGCCTTGATACTCATCCATAGGTACCATGTCCAGCATCAGGTTAGTTGATGGGGTATAACTACCAAACTCTTGAGCAAAATACAGTTCTTCTACTGGCACTCCAGCTCTTTCCAACAACAGAGCTGAACATATTCCATCAGCATCTTCAGCATGGGTACTGACATAGACCTTACCAGTGAGGAAACTTCTAACCTCTTCTCTGGTTGTATTTCTAAATTCCATCTGTTATCACCTCCTATGCCCTTATCCTTCTTGGTCTGGGTAATAGACCAGTCTCTTTACCTTCTTACCACCTGACTCTACTTCCTCCAGTTTCACATTGATTTTGGTCTTAGGCTGTACACCAAGCTGCTCAGCGAACTTCTTGGGTATCACTACTACCATAGAGTCAGGTCTACCCAATCTTATTATGCTTACTTTCTCTATTTGTTCCATATCAATCACCTTTACTGACTATGTGAATAATGCCAGGTAACTCACGTAGCACATCCAAATTGAATCTCTCCTTGTCAATATAATGAATGACTCTGCCTGTATATATAGGATAGAGTGACTTGGCTATGGCTATCTTTTCCTCCATACTATAGGGTGTAGAAGTGAAGTACTTACCATAAAGCCTGATGGATAGCTCATTGAGCCTAGCATCCACCTTAGCATCTGGTATCGATTCCAATACCCATTTAATGCCCTCTGATTCATACTTCTTACATTCCCTAACTATATGCTTCAGAACCTTCTGGATGTATTTTATGTTACTTAAAATTCCCTCTTGAAACAAGTATTGACATAAAATATTCATACCTGTTAGGTTAATGGACATCATTAAAGTATTGACATCCTGAACAGAATGAAGTAATTTCTTATCTATAGCTTTACCAATCATTTCCTTCTTATGTAGAGCATAATCCTGACATAGTTCCAGCTTGAAGGATAGGTTATCAAATACATCATCAGGATTGATAGAAACCATACCTATTCTGGCTAAGTTTATAGTTATTCTATCCATTACTGAGTATTGAGGCAGGTTCCAGTAAGCCCTTACAGGTAAGTTCCTATCCAGCTCATCCTTAAATATATAACCAATAGAGCTGTTGAGGTCATTGGCATTATATAAATGGATACTGCTCTCCTTACTCAGACAGAATCCATATGGCTTACTGAGTATCCATACCTCATTAGCCCATTCATCAGTGGGTTGATACTCATCAAGGCTCACAACCAGCTCATAGGGTGTATAGGGATAGGACAGACCGTGTATGTGAACGCTACCATTCCTATGGTAGTTACCAAGCTTAGTAAGCCTAAGTACCCATTCCTCAATCAGCTTACTGCCTACATATGACTGCAAGTTAGAAAGCTTAGCATCAGGTTTATTGAGATACTCATCCACTATCGGGAACCTTATTGGCATACATTATGCCTCTGTTAATTACTCTATGATATGGAGTCTCCTCAATATACCCTTCATTATATGCTCAACTAGGGTTATAGCTCCTATTGTCCCTAACCACTGCTCTGCTTGAGTGTAGGATATACCCATAGCTCCAGCTACTCCACCTATGAATCCACCAATAATTACCGTCTGTAGAAGCTTTTGATAGCTGAAGTTCTCACCAGCACTCTTGGCATAGCCTAAAGCAGCAGTTATGACTCCAGAAACTAAGCCCATGCCTATACCAGTAATTACTTCCAGCATACTATCAACCTACTGTATGAACCTTACTTATTTAAAGCTTTTCCTCCTCATCTGGAGTTCATCTTCCAGACAAATAACATCAAAGCAGGAATTGCTGGTACCGTAGCCAATATCCAAGCGGGCAATAAACCCAGTACATAGGCTACTTCAAATATGGCATAACTACCATGCAAGGGAGCTAGGAACCAGAGCACTAAGTCACACTCCCAATCCTCTACAAAGTATGATAGAACTACAAATAGAATTGCTGTAACCAAGCCCCCAGCTACTGCTATGGCTACCCTCTCCATCGGTGGTATCATAGTCCAGTTCAATATTGCCGTATATCCTTCCAATGGGTTCTTAAATACCACAGTAGCATTCCAACCCAAGAGTTGGGCTGTAAGAGCATGGCTCATTTCATGTACACCTGTACCAAATACCCAGTATATAAAGAAGGTAAGCAAGACATCTACCAGTGTCCTAATGGATTGCCTAATCATTCCAACCATCACAATTTTAAATTACAGGGTTATTATATCTTTTGGTACCTATGGATAAGGTGGATGAAGATGTCATAGCCTTCGTAAAGAAGCTCACTCCTAGCTATTTTACCAGTGAAAGATACTATTTGGGTCACCTACCCAGATTTGTTGAAGGTAGGAATATGATTAGGAAGCATGTCAATCTAAATGCTACTTCCAAAGTATTGGATTGTGGCTCTTTAGTTCCATATTACAGTCTATCTTTATATAATGACTTTAAATGTACTGTAGTATGTACCTCTTTAGAAGCCATAGATTGGAAGGTTGATGACAGACTTTATCACTACAGGTCAAACATCTGTACTGATGAATATGGTATAGAGGAATGGGACTTAGTTATTATGACAGAGGTTCTGGAGCACCTTCCCTGTAACCTCTATAAGGTTAGAGATAAGATAGTCAAAAGCATTAAGCCCAATGGATATATACTCTTTTCATTCCCTACTGGTAAGCCTACTCCCATTAAGCCTAAACCATATGATTACGATTATCCAGAACTATCTAAGGATAGGTGTTATGAACACTTAAGGGAATTCACCATAGATGATGCCCTAGCATTCGTCAATATACCCCAATTGAAAGTAGTAGAATCCAAGCTGGTATATACCAGAGAGTATGGTGGTAACATATTCTTAGTGTTATGTAAGAAGGTAGCCTAACCTACCTTCCTGATACCGTCAATATCACACCCAGCTGAACATATGTCCCTTGGGCAATCTGTGGGCTTGGGCAGAGGGTTGAATGTTCCTTCCTTAATATTGCCTAAGTATCCCTCCTTCAGGTCATTGAACATAAAGTAGGTACACCTCCAAATGTTGCCTGATGGAGTAGCTACAAAGTACTTCCATCCTGCCTTACAAGGCTTCATTGATGGTATTACTCTAGCTTCTCCTAGGTTCCTATCTGTTACATATCCTCTAACTTTATCTATATACTCCTTAGTCCATATGAACCTACTACCTTGATATGGGTCTACATGGAATGGTATGCCATTCTGTTCAAACAGTTGCTTGTAAGTGGGTATGTTAGAGATTTGGTCTGTGGTATCGTCCCTATAAGCCACATAATTGACTGATATGCCCTTACCAAGGGTTCTAATAGAGTGTATCTTGCCTATAAAGGAGGACACATCATTAGTCTGTGATGGATGCCATGAGCATGTAATGTGGAATATTCTCCTATGAGATAGTATTGGAACTAAGTCCTTCAATGGTAGGCTAAGGTTGGTAGTAATTGCTACTTTATGCCTTTCTGGAACAGCATTCAGTAACTCCAGTATGCCTTTATATAAAGTAGGCTCTCCTCCAGTTAGGTCCCATATTGCCTTTTCATTCCTGAATCTATTCACAAAGTCTATCCAGTACTTAGCCTCTATTTCCTTCTCCATAGACTCTCTATAGCCCACTGGGTCATCCTTATTATAGCTATGACAGTAGGGACAGAAGTAATTACATCTGTAAGTAATATATATTACAGCAGAAACTGTCATCTTTACCTCCTTATAGCTCTTTCAGCTAACTTATCAGCATCCCTATTGTCTTCACGGTCTATATGGATGAATTTTATGTAATCGAAATTCTGTACCTTATCCTTAGCTTGTATATAATATGGATAGTATAATCCCTTACGAGCCTTCCTTGTGCCATTCATCTGTTCCACAAGCATTTCTGAGTCACTCTTGATGAGTATCTCACTGTCCCTATAGCCATTGGAACTTAGCCAGTCTAATGTATGTATTAGGGCTACATACTCAGCAACATTGTTAGTCATACCCTTGCCCTTACCAGCTATGCCATTTGCCCTCCATAGTTCTTTCTCTCCTCTTCTCACTATTGATGCCCAAGTAGCTATGCCATCTGGATTGGGTGTACAGGAGCCATCTATATACACTTCTATTGCCACTACATCACCTTTGATAGGTAGCAAACCATATCCAGTCATTGTCCGTGTAATAACTATCAGCACTAGCCATTAACTTAACCTCCTTGTTTCCTTGCCTAATGGTAAAGTATACATTCCATCTATCTCTACGAATCTCTACATCCACACTGGTCAGGTTTATGACTAAGTCTACTATTTCCCTTCTCTTTAGTCGCTCTATCAAATCATCGACTGTAGTTACTTCCATAACATCTCCTCTATGTCTCTACAGGTTATTTCCATGGGTAGTACACCTTCCATCCTCCTCTCTTCATGACATCCAAATCCATTTCAGAGTCATTTACCAGCTCAAAGTCAATCTGATAGAGGCTAAGCGCATAGGGCAGTAATTTTACTCTATCTTCCTCGTTCATAATGCAGTAACTTCTGGTAGCCATGTTCATTACTTTGGTTAGCATTCCTACGGTAAAGTCCTTCAGCTTGCAGTCTTCCACTGGTTCATAATGGTACTCCTCTACAGCACTTAGGAACTTATCAATCTCGTCTAAGTACTCCAAGTAGTCATCTGGTAGGTTGCTCCCCAGCCAGAACAGTGCCTTCAGTTCAGGTACTTTAAGATAGTATTCTACTCCCATACCTTCACCTCCTTTAGCTTCAGTATGGCATTAGTTAGACAGAATATTATCATTTCCTTTCCTATTACCTTCTTTTGTAGCAATAAGAGTTCCAGTAGCTCATGTAGTAAAATTCTCTCATTAGAAGCTCCTATTATCCAATGTCTGTCATTTACTCCCTTCTTTAAGTATCCTATCCATCCCTCAGTCTTTTTAAGCTCTATTCCTAAATAGCAAAGTCCCAGTAAGTGCTGGTACTTATCCTTCAGCCTGACTAAATCCTTCATACTGAGCTCTCTTTCAGTACTTAAGCACCAATCAGGCTTTCCTATTGCCTTATTATTACTTCTGGTCATCATAAACCCTCCATTATCCTAACAAAGTATTTTCTCGTCCTCTTCTGTAAGTTCTATTCTAAGTGCCTTCAAGACTAAGTAGAGAGAAAATAGCTGTACATTGCAATTCTTTCCATTACATTTGAGTTTGTGCTCCTTAGCTAATGCTGTAATGTTATCCTTTATGAATTCCTTTGTCCTTCTATCCATATTATCACCAACTATTCAATCTAGCTTGAGCTATCTTTATATACTCCTCATTATTGTCTATACCTATATACCTCCTGTTGAGTAACTTACAAGCTATAGCTGTAGTACCAGAACCTACAAATGGGTCCAGAACTATGTCTCCTTCTCTACTACCCATAGTTATTAAATAGCTCATTAACTTGATAGGCTTAACAGTTGGATGGATATTCCTCTTATCCTCCAGTCCCTTATCTCTCTCTCCTTTACTTGCTTTTGGAACTATCAGGAAAGGAAATACCTTCTGGACGTTCTCTGGGAGTTGATTGAATGCAGCCTCAAACCAAGCATCTAGGTCGAAATAACGAGAGAAGGAACCAGAATCAGAACCTTCATATGGCATCCTTTTGAAACCCCATCCTTGCTCCCTAGTGTCCAGTGGCTTACCATCACCTCCATGAGGTCTAGTTGTCGTTATCCTTCCATCATTTAGAATATCATCACTAACTATAAGATTGGCTGGAAATCGACCTCTTAAGTTGATTTCTGGATTCTCTAATGATTTGAAACCATATTCCATATCTCCAGTTGTGATACACTTACCTTTTCGCTTGTGTCTTCCACCAACAGAGGGAGATTCCGTTGCCCTGTATGGTATTCTACAATCATCTAACCAAGTAATGCCCTTTCTGTTCTTTAGAGCTTGTTCTACATAAGTAGCTTCAGAAAGTGGTTTCATGGCTACTATTATAACTTCTACTGCTGGTTTGGGTTGGAATCCACCATAGGAGCCATTCAAACTTTCAGCTTCTGGTGCTGCTCTATTCTTCAGTTCTTTAGCTATATTATATGCCTTAGGAAATCCAGTAGCATAAGTCCAGTAAATAGAGGTAAATTTGGTGTCAAACCCAGCCTCCTGAAGGGCTATAATTTGCTTACACAGTACATCTTGCCTTGGTGAGCACATAACAAAGGCAAAGGCTCCATCCTTAAGAACTCTCAAGCACTCCTTCCAAATAGGTATAAAGAACTTCATCATTTTAGAAGGCTGTTCTCTTCCTTCATTGAAGCTATCCCATTCCTTCCCCATGAATGATATGCCATAAGGAGGGTCTGTAGCTATTAAATCCATTGAGTTATCTGGAATAGCATTAAGCACGTCCAGACAGTCTCCCAGTATAATCTGATTGACCTTATCTTCCAAAGTCCTGACTAGCTTCGGTTGAGGTTCTCCTTGCTTAGGTTCACTTTCCTGAACACCAAACTTAGCTATATATTCATCCAACTTCTTTAGATTATCATCCTGCTTCATAACAATCCTCTATTCCTATATCTTGATAGGACTTTCTTATTCTTCTTGATACAGTCTGGACATAGTTTCTGAAATCTGGCTACTGGAACAAATCCCTTCTTACAGTGTCTGCAGTATCTCCAGTGCCTCTGATAGACCACAGTACCACCATTTTATGTAATTCAATTTCCTATACTTACTTGAGTTAGGCAATATGGGCATTCAAAGGTGTCGTCTGGTCCTACCCAGAATGTAACATAGGTCAAGCCACAGTTAGGACATACAACCACTATGCCTTTATTGGACACTCTTTTGGGCATTGTTCTCATCTCCTATCTATATTTCATCATTTCTTATAAACTCTCACCATATTTAGATAGTTCAGTTAGGTATTAAAATCCATCCATCGCCCCCACAGTTGCGACAGGGCACATAAACATGACCCATTGAAGAAGGCTCCCATCCAGTGCCATTGCATTTGTGGCACTTTGTCTTAGTCATATGTTCCACTTCTTATCTCTTCCTCACTCCTCGCCAGAGCTGCCTTTCTGTTCGCCTTGCCACAGATAGGTTCTTCGCTCCTCATTTCGACTGCCTTACTCACAGAGAACCCATCGCAATACTGCAATAACGTGTTGCCTTGTACTGAGCCTCTTAGGAGAGCGTCTTAGATATTCCTTGTCAGATACCTTCTCTACTTCCCTTAACCAATACCTTATTTCCTCTCCGCTCCTTATGTCGCTCATTCACTCACCTCAACCCAGCCCCTGCCTCCACAACTGTTGCAGGTGACGTAAGTCGGACCCGCCGTCGTCCATTCCCCTGCGGGAAGGTAAATTTTGCCGCTCCCGCCGCAGGCAGGACACTTTACTGCCCTAGCCATCTAACCACCTCTTTTAATTTATTTCAATCGACTATATCACCCAGCAAGTATTCTACATCGTACCTTGACAGCATTCTATAGGAAGTAATTGGCAAGTTGGGATGGTTATTATAGTCACCTGTTTCTGGTCCACTTACAGCCCATATTTCAAACTCATCTGGCGTGTCATAACCATTAACTGTCCAAGTCCACTTGCCCTTGGTAGCTACAGCATAAAATACAACTTCTCCAGGTGCCTTGAGCAAGTGCTTCTGACACCACATTTTAAATTTCTCTCTAGGGTACTTAAAGTCAGCTATATGCCATGGCAGTCTTTCCTTACAGCCTTTTACACAGCACTTATGAAGGTATGTATCACACATATCAATCCCTTGTGAGCATAAGTGCTACCATTGACATTACAAGGCACACTATCAGGCTTATTGTTACTACAATTAGGAATACTACTATGGTTAGCCAAGTCTCTCCTATTCCTGTTAGGCTGAATACTGAGGGCATAAGCCAGAAATAGTCAATAAAGACTACCAGTATGACACCTATGAATGGTATTACAGATAGTATTGTTGATAGACCCAGCACTGCCTCATAGACCAGCATAGCCATAAAGCCATTCCAACCACCATAGACAAAGTACCCTATACAAGGTATTAGGAGCGACACTATGAATAGAATGGCTCTAGGCAACCCAAGTGATACCTTTAGCTTCTCCTTCCTCATATCCATTACCATACGATACTGTATCCTTATTATATAAAGCTATTCATCATCTTCTTCCTCGTCTAAGTACCATTCCATTTTAAACTTTTCCTACATTCACCCATATCATAAGCCTTTATCATGTTACAGTTTGCACAAAGTATTTGTAGCTTCTGCTTAGCCTCTTCTGGATGTTCCAAATAATATTTCATTAATCGAAAATTGTTTCTATTAAATCTTTTTCTATCTTCTTTTCCATTACCATAAATATGGTCAAAGCATAATGCCTTTTGATTTGAGTATCCACATTTCACACATTTATTGCCAAGCAGAACTAAAAGCTCAGCTCTGACCTTCTGATATTCTTTTCTTATAGCCATTCTGATTTCCTCCTTATTTAGGTGATAATATTTCTTCTTTCTCTGCAAAACCTTTTGCTTAAAGGCTAGATTTGAATGATATTGTTCTTTAGCATACTTCCGCATCCACTCCCTTTGTCGGTCTTTATGTTGAGAACGCCATTTTAAGTTATTCTCTCTTTCCTTGTCTTTATGCAAGAGGTAGTATTTCCTTCTGTATTCCTTTAATCTTTCCTTGTTCTTTTCTCGCCAAGCCTTCATATAGGAATAGGTATGGTATGTCACCATAATTCTTCATTATTATATCACCTTTATAAGGCTATTCCCTGTCTCGTTACTCATCTGTATCTTCGTCATCTAAGTCATAGTAGTTTTCTGCTCCTTCTGGTTCCTCGCTGTCATCAACATTCTCTTCTGGCTCCAGCCGTACTTCATCCAGCAACTCATCTAATGTCTTTCTTTTAATCTTCTTAGGCATACAAATCACTTATTAATTACATATTTTAATACTTTATCCCACTTGGAGAATGGAGTATATATTTCATCCTCTTCTATAGGTGGAATTTGAATTACATGAATTGGTACTGGCTCTACCTTAATGAATCCCTTAGTACCCAAGAACCAGTAGCCTACATATGCCTTAGCATCGTGGTCATAGTGCTTCAGTTTGGTCAGTTCATATAGCTGTTCCAGCATATCCTTACCCACATACTGTCGTATCCTGTAGTAGTCATATTGATTGGTAGGGGCATTATTGAGCAGTAGGAACTGGAAGTAAGTCCTAACGAACTTCTTTAGACAGAAGAAGTCATGTACTGTGCTGATTGTAATAACCAAGCCTTTTCCTGTGTCCAATTTGTGTCTAAGGGTAAAGAACTCCTTATAAGCCTCATCAGGAGGGTCAGATAGGGTTACATCCTCAGCTACCAGTATTTGTATGGGTTTACCACTCTTAAGACCATACTTTAGTAATGCCTCTATATCTTCACTGTAGACAGCATTGACCCTATTTGGACCGTATTTCTCTCTTGCCTTGGCTACTAAGTATCTCCAAGTAGTAGTCTTACCCATACCCTGTGCTCCATATATAATCACATTCTCATAGAGAGGTGTATCAGCAGCCTGTATGTATTCCCAAGGAGGGAATAGAGCCTCCAGAAACTTATCATTGGTCACTTCCACTTCCATACTCCTCACGACTGTAGTTGTAGCAACATGCAGTAATTTAAAATTACATTACCCAGTTGCCTTAATTTCCATCTTTTATGTAATTCTGTTTTATAATGCCTTCTATTGACTGTATCTATCAGCTTCAGAAACAGCTCCCAGAGAGTAAGTTCCTGCCAGTTGGGAGCAGAGGTAGAATTTAAAATTACATCCTTAAGGGTCTTGTTCAGCTTCAACTTGAGCAGTTCAGTAACTATCTCCTCTGTAAGCTTAGTGGTATTCATCTTGGTTACTATAGTATTCCAAGCATCCCTAAGCTCTCCTACTACCTCTAAGAAGTTCTTAGCTTCTATGTTTACCATACCCCTGTGCATCTTTCTGAATGATGGAATTACCTTGCTTGGTAAGGTAAGGACATGGGTATTTACCCTTACAGCTAAGTCTATTCTTACAGCCTGTCTTCTATCCACACTGTTCTTTATTGTAAGTCCTACCTGTTCTCCTACAGGAAATACATCCATCTCCCCTATGCCAAAATAATACCATATCTTGCCTTCTATGTCATCAGGTAGGTTCTGTATGGCTGTATGGAACAAGTCTCTAAACTGAACCAGCTTGTATTGGGAGCTTACTACCTCTATGGCTATAGCATTATCAGCCTCAGTTACCGCCTTGAAATGCCTCTGTACTTGCCATTCGTTGTTACATGAAATGGCTACATCCCTCAATACGAATACAGGTAGCTGGTCTATTTGCTTCTGTATGTCTTCCTTCATACACTCACATCCATTCATTGTTACATTAAATTACTGCTCTTCCAGCACTTCTCGCATAGGATAGCTACTATTCTGGATGGTTCATAGGCTCTCCCTGTTTCATCTATCAAAGAATAGACAACCATATAACAGGAATGGAATAGTTCTTTAGAGCATTTGGTACACTTAAAGCCTTTACCTTCCTTCTTGTTACCTTTCATGAGTAACACCATTTACAATCAGCTCATTGACAGCAACATCAAACTCCTTCTTAGTTTTAAATTTACGTAACTTAATTATATAATTAGTGCTAAAGTCAGTAAAGTAGAAAGAAGGGTCAGTACAGCAGCTGATGGACAGCTTCTTTGTATCAAGAAACTGTCCTACAGTATAGTCATGTGCAATTGCTTCTTCTGTCTTCTTATCCATGTATATTTTAGCTCCACAATGGGAACAAGTAAGAACTGGACGAATAAGCTCTCCATTGGAAATGTCAGAGGTAGTTCCTAAGCAACTCTTCTCCTCTACCTCTATAATACACCGTCTTTTCTTATCCACTACTATCATCCAGAACACCCATAATTAGCTCATTAACAGCCTTGAAAATATCTACTCTTAAGTCCAGCATACCATCCAACTTATTTATAATGCTTACTATGTCATCCAGCTCTCCAGACATCCTTATTTCAAATATTTCATCATTGAAACCCTTCTTTATGTATGCTTTATCCCATATCTTCTCCAGTACCTTGAATACCCTTATGACCTTATCCTGATTTACAATTATAGCTAGGGCAAACTGATTGGAAGTGTATTCCTGCTTAAGGGCTATAAGGTCTACAAAGTACCTATTGTTACCCCATTTTAAATAACCTATTAATTTCCTTCTCATTAACACCTACTCCAAGTATATAACAGAGCCTATTCTGGAAGCCTTGTCTACCCATTCCTTCTCTACATCACGTTTAGTAGCTACTAGAATCACGTCGTATGGAGGCTTCTCCTTGGGGAAGTCACCCATTAAGTCACCAAATAGAATAGCCAACCTTATCTTCTGTCCATTCTCTACCATTTCATTTAGCTTCTTAAAGGCTGGAATATAGGAAGTACCTTCTCCTCCTTTTATTTCCTTTACCTTATCCAGCAATTGGCTTACGCTCTCTATTACCCATAATGAGTAAACCTTAGCATCAACATCCATCAGGATTACTTTAGCCTGTTCATACTCCTCAAATATAGCCTTGACTTCTGTAAGTGATTGAGCTATTTCTCTCTTGTTCATTGACCCACTGGTATCTACTATTATAGCTACTTCTACTGCTTCTCCATTCTTCATACCTGGTGTATATACTCCTGTCTGGTAATACCTTCTGGATGGTTGTAGCCAGTTGTATTCACTGCTCAGCTTCTCTACTATTGCCTTCTTTAGCAAGTCCCTAGTCCTGAGTCTGGGCTGCAGCAGCTCGTCTATCTCCCTGAGCATACCACCAGGGACATCACCTTTAAATCTATCAGCAAATATCCTAGCTTCCTGAACTATCCTGCTCCAGTCATTCTTCTTTACAGCAGCCTTATTACCACCAGAAGGCTCCTCCCATAGGTGTTTATCAAATGGTTGATATCCTATGCCCACAGGTAGCTTCTTATTAGACTGAATCTCTCTATCCAGCATATCGTATATTTCCTCAGCACACTTGCCATCAAACTTAGGGTGATATATACTGCCAGCAGGAAGCTCATCCAGATTGAATAATTTTAAATTCTTTCTTAGTTCCCCATTAACAGCTATATCACAAGCTAAGTTCCACAAACTTACTGGTTGTGGTTTGCCATCAATACCCTGAATGATAACCATCTTGTTTCTATTGCCCTGTCTTTCTGGATGCAATAAGGCTAAATGAACCAGCTCATGACATAGCACGAACCTAAGCATGTCTTCATCAAGTCCATCAGTAAAGTCTGGATTGTAATGTAGCTCACCATTCCGTGTTTCACCTATTGTTTCTATGTTTTCATCCTCTATAAAATCTAAGTATAGGGATAGATAACCAAAGAATGGGTGTGTCAATTTGAGCTTTACCCTAGCACGTACAAGCTTTTCCCTACCTGTTAGCATCCTATCATCCTATATACTTCAATACATCACCAAGCTTCCTAGTAAAGTATTGACTGCTAATCCACTTCTGCCTAAGTTCTTTAGAGGTAGAACCTAATTTAATACCCAGAATTTTAAATTCCACTGGAGTTAGAGCCAGAATGTCAATATATAATTTAGCTATGTTATCCTTCTCCTTATCGGTAGTAGCCTTATGGAACTTGCTTAGCAGGTCATTACTGTATGCCAGAACATAGGCATATTTCTTGCTTACTTCCCACTTGTCAAAGTCACCCATAGTCTTTTCTGGGTACTTATACAGCTTATCAAGGTCAAACTCCTGACTAAACCTTACAAAAGAGGCAAACTTATGAGCTAAACCAGTGCCTATATGCATAGCTGATAGTTGCTCTAAAGTATCCAAGTCCTCTATTCCACTTATGTCATCGCTTAGGAATGTCCAAGTACGTGGTGTAGCAAATGCTCTTTCTACCTTCTTCTCATCGTATAGGTATAGGTCATCGGGGTAGGTATTGATGTAGGCTATTACTCTAGGGTCTCCTCCCCTTGCTATCATATAGTTAGTCCAGCTCTCTACCCATTCTACAAGGTTGTCATATTCCCTTTTAGGCGGTCTGATTTCTATATGCCTGAACCTATTGAGCAATGGAGCTGGTACTTCCCTCACACCTGCTCTGCTTGACCTTGTATTGCCATTAGCCAGTATCTGAACTGTATCTGGTAGGTGGGTATCACCTACGAACCTATCATATATCCAGCTGTAAGCAGCATGCTGGGTAGCTACAGCACCTAAATTCAGCTCACCAAACTTAATTACACCTTTCCTACCTGCAAGGTCTGGAAAGGTTGGATTGAATACTGTCCTTCCTGCTCCTATGCTTACCCTATCAGCTCCAAGTTGCCTTAACAGTTCTACAGCTAAGTCCTTATTCAAGTATTGCTGCTTGGTATAGTCACTATCCTTGTTCTCCTTCCATCTTATCAGGTACTTTAGGTCTGGTATGCCTAAAACATCCACTGGCTCCCTACCAGCCAGCCTTAAGTCTATAATGAAGGCATCATTACCATAGACCTCATAAGTAGCTTCATCCATTATTTCATCCTTGCCTATGCCCATCTCTCCCCAAACAAATATGCCCTTCTGCTTGGTATTATGCTTTACTTCAAGCTGGTACCTGACCTTCTTCATAGCCAGAACCAGTACCTTCTTTAATTCTTGAGGAGTGTTCACTATCAAAGCATCGTAACCATCTGTCATTATATATCACCAATTTGAATTACATAAAATTAGCTTAGGGAGCAGTAGCATCTGCCCAGTTGCAGCTGGTACTAAAGCACAAGTAGAAGAGGGGACTGGCGAGGCAGAAGGCGAGGGAGGTAATCCCGCCCCAGCTGCTATTTTGGACTGCTACTGCTCCCATATTCTTCCGTGTCTATTTTATGAGCCTCTGTATATATTGCTTTCTACTCAACAAATTATGATACTTAAATTCATCTAAATATAACACTGTATCCATAGACAGCAGCATATCCCAGTAGAAGTAGCAATCTCTGGACTATTTCCAGATTGGTTCTTACATCTTCATCTGCTATCCAAGACATATCACTACCGACATAGTATATATCTTTGCTCTTGAATATTCTTCTTACAGTTCTCAAATATGCACTTGCTAAGTGCGTATAGACCAATGACACGTCTTCGCTACCTATGTAGCCTTCAGAAAGACAGAACCCTCTAACTACCTTCGATATTACCCTTTCAATATTGATAGGCTTCTCAGTATTTGCTCCATATGATAGCCCATGTATACCGAATGGTGTTCGTACCATATTCCTGCCTATAGCTACATCAATATCATACGTCATTCATATCACGCTCAGGATGTGTAGCATATGGACATCTATCATACCAAGTGTCACAAAGTTCTCCTTTCTTGTTCCTACACAACCTGCATATAGGAGTTTTACGCAGGTCTGGTCTTCCCTTACCCATAGTATCAGCCCACTATCTGCTTTAGAAATCGGCTTCTGCTATCAGCTCTACCTTAGAAATCCAGTAATCATCTGGTAAGTCTTTAATTTCCTTTGAATATAGCTTCCTTACCTTCTTTATTGCTTCATCTACTGTTTCTGCTTCTACATTTACAGTCGATATTTGGTCACCAAATCGTACTTCCCAAATCCTTACCATATCTTTCCCTCCTTTAACTCCTTTATAGTCTTCCTTTCCAGCTTGCTTTCTACTTCCTTCCACAATCTCTCTTCCCTATCTGCTTCTTCCTTAGTCTGCTCTATAATCCTGAAGCCACAATTAGGGCATTGAAATACCGTTCCTATTGGAACTATGCCTATAAATCTGGTTGCTTCCATCATATACATCTTACACTGCTTACAGGTTCTCATATTATATCATCTTTTTCTATTGCTGTAAAGCACCCATTCAAGGATTGCTATTTCAATATCCAGTTCTTTTGCTAGCCCCTGGTTCCAGTGAGTGCTAAGCCAGTTCTTAACTATATATAACTCCTTTAGCTTCTGCTTTATTTCAGTCTCACTTCTCATTTTTTCCACCTCACTTAGCATATGAACACATTATAGGACAAATAACTGAAGAGTCTTGCCTGCTGCTTCTACTAATCCTAAACGCTTTGATTCCTCTTCCATGCTACAACTCTATGTCGTCACTGGCAATGCTTTCGATAAAGTCATCAAACAAAGAACCAAGTACTTCGTAAAAATTAGGGTCATAGTCCCAGTCTGCTGGATTCTTCTGCTTCAATGCCTTCTTAATGCTTTCCAAGTCAAGCTTCTCTACTTCTATGCTATAAGGTACTGCTTGCCTAAACGGCAACCATACTCTCACTTTCATAGTTATCCTCCGTTAATAACCATCCCAGTATTTCTTATAGTAAGAATAATTATATCGTAAAGCTACATTTTCTTTTGCTACTGTCTTCATTTCTTCTAAATCTATTAGAGAAATAAAGTCACTCTGTTCTCCTTCTGCTATTAACTTGGGTATATTTGCACTTACCTGCTTATCATCTTCTCTTTTCAGTTCAAATCCTAATATATTATACCTTTTAACCACTGGAATAACGGCCTTATTAGAGAACTTAATGTCCTGATTAGCTAAAACTATTGTATTGTTCTTAAACAAGTATATCTTCATAGGTTTTCCTGAACTTCCAGCTATGATTCTTCTCCCATCTTCCCTTGTCAAAAACACTATTCCATTTATCTCACTTAAAGCCTTGCTCATTCCTTTTATGTCCTCTTTAGCAATCTTATCTTCTGTGCTTTTGAAGAATTCATAGCTATCTGCATTACCATCCTTATTGTATCCATATCCTGACGCTACACCATTGTGAGAGCAATAGTATCCACCTATTTTCCATAAGTGGACGTTATTATCATTTATTAGTCCAAATGTTGCTAATCTGAAATGTACATGTATTAGCCTTGCCCTATCTATTGCAATAGAGTTACTTAGTATGTAATTAAGGAAGTTCTTATTATTAGTTGTTCTTATTATCTCATCATCTACTCTTATTCCAAAGCCATCCTTGTTAGTTTTCATGTTGTGTAGCATCGATAATACTATTCCATAGTTTCCTCTTCTGGTTGGGCTGTATACAACTGCTGTAAAGCACACTTTCTCACCTCCATTTCAGTATATAATACCTCATCACTAAAACAATATCCCAATTTATCATTAATGCGTGGTTCGTTAAGCAATTCTAATACTATTTCATTTAGCTTGATTATGCTATTGATTAACTCTTCGGCTCCATAGGCATATGGTAAAATCCTTACTTCTATTGTTCTCTGGTCTTCGAAGCATGATAATAGATTGATTGCTCTGTATCTATCGCCCCACCCCTCGCAAATGTTAATCATCTCTCTCTTGCTGTATGCTAATCTGCAATATCGATTAGAAAGTCTATGCAGATACTTGCTATCATTACCAAATGCTTCAATATATCGTTTCTTAAACCTGTTCCAAAACGTTCTGTAACTCATTATTGCAAATGCCATATCCATATCAGAAAACCGATAGTGAACGTGATTGCCACAGGTTTCATTTTGCTTGAAACCATTATCGAATACTACTCGTATAAAGTCAAATACTACATCTGGCTTATTCCAAAATCTCAATTCTATTGCACTGTAGTCCCTTAGCGATACATGTACTGAGCCATCGCTACCTTCTTCATAATACTTTTTGTAGTTAGCTGAAGCTATGAACCTTCTGACATTCTCTAGCCCGCTCCTGTCTATACCTCCTTCCAGTTCTTTGCCTAACGATTTTATAGTTATAGGTTCCTGCTTATCCAACTCAACTATCTCCAATTCCATAGTTATGCCTTCATGTCTATCTTAACAACAGCTTCGCATACAAGGTTCCGAAGTGTTGTTAAGAATGATGTTATAGTTCTCATAATATTATTGAGTTCTCTTACATTAATAAACTTCTGAAGAGGTATTGATACAGTATTGTCAGTTGGTATTATCCTGAATACTGCTATATTAACTCCATTTAAAGTTATGAAAGGTGAATTAATGTTGTCTTCTACGCTATAGTAACCTCTGTTCTCGCTGTGATTGAAATCAGAAATCATCTGCAGCCAGTACCGCTTGAGCTCCTCATTTCTTTCTCTGTAGTAATTTAATACCAATCCAGTTCCCAGCCCTAAGTTAGTAGTTGCTTGCTGTAACCCTAACTTCCTATATAGCTCTTCAAACCACTGCCATTCGTTATCTTCATAAACTATCTTTAGTATAGGTTTGTTGTTAAAATGCAGTATGAACTGCATTGCTATTCCTCCAATTGCTCATATATTGCTTTTACTAAAATAATGAAGCTAATAAATGCTAAAACTGCTTGAAATCCAACCAGTGCATATAATATAACATCAAACACGCTTTAACCTCCTCAAGCATGCTTTAATCCTTGTCCATATGCTTCTCTTTCTTGCTTGCTCTTTAAGCAGAACATAGTATATCGAATGAATAATGCTCAATGCTTGCTTTCTGCTTAGTCCTGCTTCAATAGTATCCAGTAGAAACCCATGCTTGTCATATATATCTATAGCGTAATAGTCATATCTCCTTGCTAGTCTTAATGCTACGTTCTCCAACAGCTGATTTATGCGGTCTGCTTCAATCTCAACCATGCTTAATGCCATATTTCCCCATCTCTCCCCTTTCCTTCTCTCTTCTTTTACATATAATGAACATAAAAAAAGGTGTAGTAAACATAAAAAAAGAAAGATGTAGTTAAGCCTATTAACTGCCGTTATTTTCTTTAGGCTTTACTGCCACCACGTTTTTATCTCTTACGGCAAAAGCCAAGCTAGGATACTTCCTTTTAAGTGCTTGTGCTAATGCGGTTGGTTCCTTTATTTGTGGTTGCCTAGTATAGTATTCTGGCTTTATTACTATGCCTTGTCTGTCTGTCAATGTTTTCGTCGCAACCACTAGCGCCCTAATTACTTCATCCTTAAGTTCCCACTTTTGCCTAGCTTCGCCGATTGTCACTATCTCAAAATCCATTTCCATCTCTTTCCCCCCCTTTCTTTATCCAATAATATATGAGCTAATATTAGCTAATCACCTTTAATGAGTAATAAGAAAGAAAAGAAAAGAATTAAAATTTAAAATTTTGGTTTTCGGAACTTTCTCAAGCGTATGTACACCAGGTCTCTATAACTTCGAAACTCAAGCCAATCGAATTTTGTATTAAGCAAATGTATCAAGGCTCGTTTGTTGTGTTTGGTTGGTTTGAATATTCTGTATGCGTACAGACCGTAGTCATAACCGTTCTTCTTTTTTATTTTTGCGTGTACAATGTACGGCCGTATGACGTGCATTATAAATTTTTGCCATGTAATTTTTATCTTGTTTTTGGGTGTTAATAGCATTGCAACATCGTCCACCCATTTCGCATTAATCCGAAATGGGTCACCCGTTACTATAGTGTTTGGCGGCCGCACACCCCAACCCACCACACCCTTAGGCATTCGTATCTGTATTTTTTCTTCTACGGTCATCTGGACATCGCCGACCTTAACAATTTTCCGTGTTTTACCTTGAGTTAATCTTAGTGTTCGTCGCCAATGGCAATAAGCAACTTCCGACGGTGTTAAGTCCATAGTATATAGTATACCATCCAACCAATCCATAGTATTAACATCGATTTCTTCAACACTGATACCTTGTTTTAATTGTTCCAGTTCCTCGATTTTTTGCGATACGATATTAGTTCCTGATACAATATGTTTTATACCTTGTCTTGGTTCTGTCCAGTATATAGTCTTTACTTCTGTTCTTTCAGTCTCTTCTGTTCTTTCAGTCTCTTCTGTCTCTTCAAGTTCTGTTTTCTCCTCCATCTATTTCACCCCCCTTTTTAGTTTGGTTAAATATCGACTTGAGACTATATAAAGATAGCGTTAACCCAATTTTATGTAATTCAAATTCGTTAAAGTGGTGGACTTAGAAAGAAAAAATGACTAAGTCCCATAACCCCCATCCTATCCTTCTCCATTATTATATAGCGTAATATTAGCTAATCACTTTTTATAAGTGACTCACCTATCAAGAGTAATTACCTGGGTGTTAAAATTCAAATCCAAAAGCCTTAAATGGGTCAAGTTCGTTAGTGTTCTTCCACCAGTACCGTATAGATTCATATGGCTCAGGTTCTGGCTATATAACTTTGGAGAAACAGTAAGCTTAATAAGGATATTGTATCAATATTGGATAGAGTAGTATGCCTCCTCCAAGTAAGATAGATAGCATCAGACCTGATGTTAAAGCTAAGGCTCTGGAAATGTATTATTCTGAAGGCAAGAGCATATCTGAAGTACAGGTCTATCTAAAGGAGGCTGGTTATGACCTATCCAAAATGACTGTCTGGAAGCTTCTGAAAGATAGGAAACAAACAGTGCCAGTAGTGGAAGGAATGGTACAAAGCCAGACACTGGAAGTACCAGAGGCATTAGACCACCTTACAAACTACTTGACTATTATTAATGACTCTCTGGACAACATACTTAGGAATGGTGTGGATACAGAACAGCTACCAAAGATATTATTAGCCATATCAGAAGGTAGAAAGACATTAGAGGCTATAGAAAGGATACAGGCTAAGATGCCTACCAAGACTATGACCTTAGAGGAACAATACACCAAGCTGATTGAGCTAATGAAGAAGGCTGAAGTACCTGTGGAGTATATAGAAAAGATAGCTGACCTGTGGGATAAGGATGCCAGTAAATCCAGCTAGGCTATTACTGTGGCAAACCAAGCCCAGTAAGTTCTTTGAAGACATCACTGGGTACAAACCAATACCACCTCAGAAGGAGTTATTGGATACCTTAATAGATTTTAATGTAACTCGAATTCTGGTTAGTAATGCCAGTTCCACAGGTAAGACATTGACATTAGCTCTAATGTCCCTATGGGCTACTACAGTCCTACCTACCATAATACATGAGCCATATAGAGTGATGATACTAGCTGGTTCACAGAGGCAATCTGACGTATTGTATTCATATTTTACGAAGTACTTATATAAGCATGAGTTCCTTACTTCTAAACTCAAGAAGGAACCTCTTAAGAGCTATACTAGCTTCCTAGATGGCTCTGAAATAGTAGCTCTAGCAGCTAGTCCTACAGCATACCATGGTCCCCATGTGAACATGATTATAGTAGACGAAGCATCAGATGCAGCTAAGAAAGACCCTAACCTGATACTGGATGCTCCTTCCAGAGTAGCTGGTATGAACTACTCCAAGGTAATTCTATCCAGCACACCGTATTATGATAGTATATTCTGGGAGTACTATGCCAATGAGACCAAGTATCCTAACTGGAAGAGGTTCCATTGGGATGCCAGCCAGTGTACTTGGATAAGTAAGGATGAAATAGAGTGGGCTAGACAGCATCTACCCAATGCCCAATTTAAAATTATGTGGGAAGGTATATTTGCCATGGATGACACCCCCAGTCTATTCAGGTTAGAGGACATACATAGACTAAAGACACCATTAAAACCAGAGCCTATAGATGATGCCTCTACATACATACTGGTAGACTGGGGACAGGCAGTACACCCATCAGCAGTAATAGTAGCCCAAAAGGTAGGTAATCGCTATATAATTCTGGATGCCCAACTCTGGAAGAAAGTACCATACCCTGAGCAACTTAATAGGATACAGGCACTGGTAGAAAGGTACAAACCCATCAAGGTGCTCGTTGATTCAGAAAATATCTCTGAATGGCAGAGGCTGAAGAACATGGGCATACCTGTAGTGCCAGTATCCTTTAGGAAGGATAAGCCCAGAATGATAGAAACATTAAGAGTAGTGGTAGAAGAGGGTAGGATAAAGATATGGGAAGGGTACGATGAAGTGCTTAGGGAACTGGCTTACTACAATCCAGATAGGGGTAAGGGAGATGATATGGTAGACGCTCTACTGATGTTGATGCAAGAGGAGATGAAACCAGCTCCATCATCCATACCTGTGCTTACCTTGGAGATGGAAGAATGACCATAGCTACAGAAAGCTTCTTACAATGCCCTTATGAATGTAAGTACTGTCTTCCAGCAGGCACAAGAATACTTATGCTCAATCACCAATGGAAACCCATAGAAAGATTGAAGGAGGGAGAAGAAATCATCGGTGTAAAGAAAATAGATGGTAAATGGAAGTTCACTAGAGGAAAGGTAATAGCTTTAAGCTCAAGAGAAGCTCTAACTTTTAAGTTAATTACTGAACAAGGCTCAATAGAGCTTACTTCTGACCACCCTTATCTTACTTCTAAAGGGTGGAGAACTATTGAGAGAGTTTTACCATGTAAATTGAGAGGTAGAAGTCTGAATAAAATTAAACGCCCATTCATTCCTATTGACAATCAAGAAGAAACATTGAGTTACAAGAAAGGTTATTTAGCAGGTTTAATAGATGGAGATGGTCTTCTAAGGCAATATAACTATAAAGATAACCTCACTTATTATAGGTTCAGAATTGCTCTAAAGGACGAGCAAGCTCTAGAACGAGCTACTTCTTATCTAAAAGAATTAGGCATTAACGTTAAACAGTATCAGTTCCAGCAGAATATGAGAGCCATTTACAGAGAGGACCACTCTTCATTTAAGATTCTCTCTGAGCTTGTTTCTAATGAAGGTGATAGAGAATGGAAAAGAGGGTATTTAGCTGGAATTTTTGATGCAGAAGGTAGTTTTAGCCACAATATCTTAAGGATAAGCAATTCAAACGAGGAAATTCTAGAACGAATACACGATTATCTCTCTTTATTTAACTTTGAATCAGTCATAGAAAGACATAAAGCTCATTGTCCAACCGTTCGTCTGAAAGGAGATAGGAAAGAAAAACAACGATTCTTTGCTTTAACTCAGCCTAGTATATTAAGGAAAATGTCATTTGATGGATTAAGACCTAAAAAATCTGAAGCAATTATCGATATCAAGAAAGGAGGAATTAAAACGGTATATAATCTCCAGACTGACATCGAAACCTTTATTGCTGAAGGTTACATACTTCACAATTGTTTCATAAAGCAGTCTGGATGGTATAGTACACCACCTAAATTTAAATTACATAAAATCATAGACACTATAGCTAAACTAGCAAGGGAATGCCCTGCACATGATATTGTATTGCATGGAGGTGAGCCTACTACCTATCCTAAGAGGGTATTCAACAAGATACTGGAACTTGGTTATATAATGAGAGGGCAATCATCTATCCAGACAGGTGCTTACAATATTAAGGACTGGCAAATAAAGGCATTTAAGAAGTATAATACCCACGTATCTGTATCGGTAGATGGACCACCAGTATGCAATGCCTTAAGAGGCAAGGGTAGCAAGCAGAAACGTATAGCTATGGGTAAATCTGTGTTACATAATATTTATAGACTACGTGAAGAGGGCATACCAGTAAGCATCATTAGTGTCATCCATAAGCTCAATGCCGTAAAATATAGGGAATTATATAAGAAGTGGCTACTTGATTTAAAATCCATAGGAATAACCCATGGTAGGATGAACTTAGCTTGTATTACTAACAACATGCCTAATAGGGAATGGGAATTAACTGTAGAAGAGGCTATCGACTTCTATACTGACCTTTACTACTTCTGTAAGGAGCATAACCTTCATTATTCTCCCTTCATAGACATAGCAGATAGGCTTAGAGGTAAGGATGCGGTGTGTATCTTTGGTAGATGTGACCCATTCAATACACCTTCTATACATGCCATCAGGTATGATGGAGTAGACACCAATTGTACCAAGCTCTATCACAATGAGCCTCCCTTTCCTAGAGCAAAGGACTATAGACCAGACATTAGAGAGAAGCTACTACTAGAAACTGACTGTAATGGATGTAGATGGTGGCAATCATGCTTGGGAGGTTGCCCCAATCACGGTATTAATTCTGATTGGAGAAGAAAGGATAAGTTCTGTCCAGTATGGAAGGCTCTATTTGAGTTGATATATAATGACATACAGCCTAGACCATCTGGTAGCATAGAGCACCTAGATGGTGCCTGTAGGCACATGGATGGATACCTGTGAAAGTAGCATTGGATATAGTCCCATTCACTAGGACAATATGGAAGACTGAATCAAAAGAGAACCTATGGCAAGATAGGCTGAATAGGATTAGTTCTATGTTTACCCAAGCAGAATACCTAACAGTCAAGAATGGCTATAGAGATGTGGCTACTATACACGTAGATATGGATAATGGACTAGATATTCTCTCTAGAATAGCTGTTGATGGACTGGTATTCCTTCCTATAGCTGTTTCGGCTAAGTATCAAGGATTCAGTCATAGGCATATAGCTCCAGCACCTAACCAAGACCGTTTTATATATGGAGTTCTGGCTAGAGATAAGGATACGGCTATGAAATTTAAAATTGCCTCTAATGACTCCAATAAAGTACATTTAGAAGTAGGTAGGATGTTAGGTTATCCAGAGTGCTGTACTATAGCCTTTAATGACAGATGGAAAAGAGGTAAGATAGACCCTATGTGGGAAGCAGCTATAGCTACAGGAACTAAGGAAGTATCAGAACCTATGGAAGATGAGGGTTATGTCCATTATATAACCATCAAGCCTTATGTGGAGTGTAATCAGCTACTTAGGTACTTTGGCATCAGACTGACTTCTCACTTACCTTGTAGCTTTCAGTGTAATAGTACCAAGGATATGGCTTGGTATTGGAAAGATACAATGAGAAGCATAGATAGGAAAGCTTACCTATGGCTAATTAAACTTCTATCCATGCCACTGGAATGGAATGCTTACAGAGGCATACTACAGGTAAATACCAACCTATTCCTTGGTGTTACCACCACAGGCTATACAGAAGACAAGTACATAATTCGAGTTACATAAATTAGATTGGCTCTGTATAGATATTGTACCAGTTAGAATGAGCAGAATCGGAATGCAATACATCAGAATGGGCTACATCACTATGGGTATCGCTATGGCTACTAGCATCGGAATGGTCCGTATAATCTCCATGAGCCGAACCACTTCTCAAAGTTCCACTTCCATAGTCCCAATAGTCGGCATGGCTTCCAGCACTCCATGAGTAACTACTTTTAGCTGTGTCATACTTCACTGTACCGTCGTAATGGTAGTAATAATCGTACAGATTTTCCGTCCTACGTGATTCGAAATAATCATAATGATAACCATACCAATCACCATTATGCCAAGAAGTTCCACTGTTTGACCAAGAAGGAACATTACTCCAGTTAGAATGGTTGCTCCAGTTACTATGACTGTCGGAATGAGCTACGTCATTATGAGCTACATCACCATGCCCAGCATCTGTATATGTCACTTCAGACTTTATATAATAGCCACTACCTTTCTGTATCTTGATAGGAGTTCGAAACTCTGGTTCTGATGGCTTAGTATTAGAAGCATCAGACCATGATGTAGCTGTAGATGTGGTTAAAGGAATGCCATAGGAACTACCTCCACTATATACTCTCAATGGTATAGACCCTGCTGGTGTAACCAGTGACTTGCTGACGTGCTTTACATTACCTTTCTTTACCTTTAACTTTGGCATTTTGCACCCCTACCATGGTAGCTTCTTATATAATCTTCAGCTTCCTTATTACTCCATTGCTCTGGATACTTTACCCTCTCTACTACCCCATCACTGTAGTATATAGTAGCTTCACCTCTCCTTTCTCCTACTATAACCCTGAATGAAACAGGCTTGCCATTGCTATCCTTCAGACCCTCTGCACGATGTTCTATACTACTTTCAATCTTCTTTATGGTGAATTGAGGTTCTATAGGTCTAGTCGAAGCCATATTCTCCCATCCCATAGTTCACTACCTGTTGGGTCTGATGTCCTACACTCTATGGACAATATCTTGTCCACAACTATGTGTCTCTTGTCATATATATTATCGCTACCTATGCTTGTAGCCCCAGCTGGTACCCATATTTCAGCTAGTATGATGGAATTACTTGGTAATGATGGAGGTCTAGGTATAGGTGTATAGATGCCTACCTTGTCTGGGTCTGGATAGGTAGCTTCTGGACTACCACTAACTACTGACAAAGTCCCAGAGTCATTTAGCACCACTATATCCTTTCTGGGGTAGTTAGCATTAGCAGCAGGAACAGTAAGTTCTGTAGAGCTGGACTTAGTTATTTTCTTACCATTGATTAAAGCCTCACCAGCAGCTACACTAATGTTCATACCAGATACGGGACTTACCTGTAGCCCTGTCAATACACCATTTACTCCTATAGCTCTAGCCATAGACTGCCAATCAACTACCTGAAGCCATTGGTCGGTAGTATAATCTACCATCTAACCACCTACTCATAATATAGTTTGTATTTTATCATAAGGCTATCTATACCACTCCTTTTTACTACGCTGGCTATGGATGTAGCTGCTACATATTCACTACCAGCATTGCCTATTAATCCAACCTCTCTTATAGTATAGTCTGTAGCTGGATATGTATCCTCAAAGAATGCCTCAAATATCCTCTGTTTGGTAGCTGGTACAACTACATCCCTAATAGACCTCCTTCCTACCTCATTACCAAGCCCATTACTGGTAGGAGTTCCAGTCCCTATGCCTATATGGCTAATGCCTGTCTTCTCTCTAGCCAGCAGAGCCAGTATATAATCCTTAGCTCCTTCAAGCACTACCATAGTTGCTCACCTTGGCATATCCTAACCTGTTATGTCCTATTCTACTGTCTTCTGTCCATACTATAATACTATCGCCTGATAGCAATGGAAGGATGTCCTCTACCTGTACGGACTTAGGTATGGTCAATTCTGATACCTTCTTTAGCTGTTCAGTAGTAAGGTACTTCAATACTGCTTCCAAGGCTGGAATACTCTCCTGCAGCTTACAGGTAGTATAGTATCCAGTATCATCATAATGATGCTCAATACCTATCACTCTATACTCTGTGCCATCAATATAAGGGCTAGTGATATATAATTTGAGTAAGTCATTAAGTTCTATAGATGGCTCTCCTTCCACTATCAACGAACCAGAAGTGACAGAATACTTCCTCTTAATCAGTTCAGCATTAGCTATAGCCTCAATTTGTGTCTTTAGACCAATCTCTGGTCTCCTTATGACTACAGCCTTCTCTCCATACTTACTGATGGATTCACTATCTTCTGCTATAGCGTATAGTGGTGTATCAGTGTCTATCCTTATATAATCAAAGTATGTGTCCCTATTAGCTGGAGCTAGGAATCCTACCTTACCAGACTCCCAAGTCCAATCTGATACACTAATGCGTTCAGTCTCTCCTATGTAGCCTTTAATTACTTCCTTATTAAGACTGAACTTTAGTATTATATAGTCCTTATTCTGTATCTTACCTACCTCATCGCTATTGAGGGTATAACTAGCTAGGTGTACATCATTAGGCTCTTTATATAATGATAGAAGGTAGTTGGTTCCATCATTCCATAGCCTTAATCTATACCCTTCAGACAGGCTATCATTGGTTCTGGCATAGATGCTGACTTCATATGGTTCTATAGATTGTTTCACTGGTGTAGTTACAGTGGAAGCATATGATTTGATGGCAGTAAAGATTAGTCCATTCTGACTGCCACTGTGCTTGAGGTCCAAAGTAGGAGTAGTTTCCCAATTACCTGACTGAATAGACCAATATTCACTCCTGATGGTAGCTTCCATAAATGAATCCCATATGCGTTCCTTTTCTCCTATAACTATTACTTTATTAACAACAGATGTAGCACTATTCTTAATGGATACCTGTTCAGTATCCACATCTGAAATGGTGTACTTAGCCCAAGTACTCTCTGGCTCAAAGTATACCACCCTATCTGGTCCTACCTTCACTACCCTATCAGTCTTAGACTCTATGTCCTGTATGACATCCCACAGGGTTACGTTATAGTATTCCAGTAAGCCACCTGTAGTCTCTCCTATGTTCTGTATCTGACTAGCATCCAGAGCAGGAGCATAGCTCTGTATTAGGTCCTTGAGGATATAACCCCAGTCCTCATTATAGTATGATTTGCTCACTATAGGTCCAGCTAGGTAGTCCTTCCAATCAAACCCTCTAATCTCTATGGTATCATTCTCCAGTCTCTCTACATGGTAAACATATCCTCTTACTACTGTAGTTGGTACTTCCCATCCTAACTGTATCTCCACATCATCTCCTATGGTAAATTCATTGGTATAGGTATCATTGACATTCCTCAATCTGACTACCCATTCTGTAATCTTACCTAACTCAGACAGCACATTCACTTCCATAATGTCACTGGCATTGACCTCAAGTTCAGCCATACTACCTCCTCCTTACCACTCTCACTGAAGGAACTCCTGCCTTGGTTGGTGGGTTCCTTATATATTTAATGCTATCAGATGTCATGCCACTGTCTTCTACTGGTACTATTGCTTCAGCTCTGGTAATGGCATCACTCCCTGCACTAGCCTCAGACACTATAACATAACCCGTACTATCTATTACTTCACTACCTGAACCACTATCTGATGCTGAAATCTGACCTGTAATATTGGGTGAATCTGTACCACTACCAGTTTCACTTACTGTCAATGAAGCAGAAAGTAATGATACTTCACTACCAGTTCCACTTTCACTTATTGATATGGAGGTGGTAATCACAATGGATTCTACACCAGTTCCTGAATCACTTACTATAGTAAAGAGAACCTCTTCATTGCCTATGCTCAAAAGGCTATTGCTGGTGGTGTAATAGGTAGCTTTAATCCAAGCAGCACTCCTAGCTCCATATGAAGCTCGTACTTCATCAATGACTCCATTAAAGTAAATATTATTACCTGATTGATTGTATCCTATATTAGTATTGTAAGGGTTGGGTGAACCATCTTGTCCTGTTCCAGTTTGTGTCTGTTGAACACCATTGACATACATTTTCATTGTTCTTGAGGAGTCAAGCACTGCTGCCACATAATACCATGTAGCTGCTGAAATGGTGTTATCAGAATAAATCTGTGTATCAGCAATTTGTGACTTGTTTGTTACAAAAACTAACTTACCAGTATCACTTACAGCAAGGAACCATCCATAATAACCAGAAGGATTTATTCCCTGATACTTACCAAACAGCCATTGATATGTTGTAGCACTATTGGTCTTCATCCATAACTCTACTGTGAATGGGTCAGTATAATTAACTCCAATTGGGTTTCCTGAAATGGTTATTTTATCGTTACTTCCATCAAAACTCTGACCCTTACCAATTTTACCATCAATCTGTTGAGGTTCATTTACTCCAGTTTTAGTGCCATGATAGATAGCCCGTGCGTCTTTGATAGTACTTGATGTCCAATCATCCATGTGCCATACTGCCTTATAATTACTATCCCATACTGCTGGAGGATTGGATATGTCCTGAGCATTACTATTACCATAGTAAATATATAATTCAGTATCAGAAGAGGAAGAAACAGTAGGTATTCTAACGTGATACTCAGCTACCTGATTAGAAGAGTCATGCCTCTCCCTCTCATAGCTTAACAGTGTCATTCCATCATTAGCAACAAACCTTATGTCATAACCATCAGACCTTGCTTTACTAAAGTCAAAGTTAGATGAGCTTAAAAATACTGTAATTGGAAAGCTTGTCAAGTCACTGTCTATTTTGGTATGGTCTATAGTGATTTTCCTTCTATAGAGCCAGCCAGTTAAGTTAACTTGTTCGTTGCCCACACTCGTGGTTGGCTCTGGCGAAACTAAAGCAGCAAAGAACACATCATCGGCATAGAACCCATCTGAACTGCCAGTCCCGCCCGTCAGAAGCTCAAAATCTTGAGCACTTGAAGAAGTGCTTTGAGAACCAAGTAAGGTGTCATCAATATATACTTTAACTGTTCCTCCAACAAGGTCGATTTGGAACTTGTGCCACCCGACACTTCTCGCCTTGCTTGAAGTTACCCAGCTACCACCTTCTAATTCGTAGCAGTAATAGGAGCTACTAACTGATGTTACTATTCCCATTCTGGCAATAAAATCATCGGTTGTTGGGGTTGTGTCTTTGAAAATACCTATATTGGCTGTCAAGCTCGTATCGCCAGTATCGTAAAACCAAGCCACAAAACGTCTTGAGGTTGTTGCTATAAGAGTCTTGTAAACGTACGTCCAACAACCAGCTCCACCCGTGTTCCACACCTTTATGCTCTTTGCCCCACTTCTGGCTTGCTCCGATGAGTAACCAGAACTATCAGTCCCTCCCTCTACATATTTGGTCCATTTGTCCGTCAGGACTCCGCTCTCGGCGTTGTCGTTAAAAACAGGAAACACATTCCCAAAATCACTCGTACTTGTCGCACTCGGGTTGCCGTAGCAGACATATAGAGTGTGTGACGTATTAGCACTCAAGCTATCAGGGTCCTTAACCCAGAACTTACCGTCAGCCTCTTTCCAATAGCTCAAGGTAGTGGTTCCATCTGACTTAGTGAATCTTATGTCTTCATAGTCTGGTCTGGCTTTGGCTAAATAATGCTCCCTAATCTCCTCAGGAGAAAGTGCTCTGCTATATATTCGTACTTCATCCATAATACCTCCAATAGCATTAGCCGAAGAGAGATTACTAAAAGTTCTATCACCAGAAGATGCTCTGTCAGACATAGCAGAACGAGATAAGGTATTAGCATCCTGAACACCGTTGAAGTAAAGTCTCATAGTTGAGCCATCCCAAGTAGCTACTATATGGTACCAAGTTCCAGTGCTTACAGAAGTAGCTGAAGTGAGTCTATACCAAGTACCACTGTAGTAAATTTCAAAATCAATCTTACTAGCATCAGAAGCATTAGTATGAAGGTAGTAACCTGCTCCGTCTGCTCCCATTACCAATGTTTTGCCTGTTGCTAAAGTACTCCATTTGAACCAAAGAGAAATAGTCAGTTTCTGTGCTGATAGAATAGCATCACAGACAGCTTTAGGATACTGGACATAGTCATCTACTCCATCAAATTGTAATCCATTACCAAACTTGCCAGTAGTCCAAGTAGCTCCACTGATGGTTCCATCCCTACCTTTACCAGAGCTATCTTTAGCAACTGTACCTGAACCTTCATTAAAATGCCAGCTTCCTTCAAGATTGCTCTCATTATATATTGGATTGGTAACCAGCACCTGATAGTCACTAGGCATTCCATTACTACCAGCAGTAACCGTGATGGGCTTTCTATAGCTCCATCCCTCTAGCCAAGCCATACCTCATCCCTAACTAAGGGTTATAGACACCTGAACAACCCAAGTAGTACCACTAGCCTTAGTACCCATAGACCGTACCTTACGATTGAGGTTCATAGCACTGTCAGAGTTACCATTGGCTACTGTAATTTCATTCCAAGTAAAGTTAGCTTCATCAGAACCAAACGTAGCCTGCCAAGTAGCCTTTTGAGCACTGCCATAGGTAGGGTAGCCACTATCCATACCCTTGTATGCTTTGTTAGTACCCTGTAACCCTGTCTGAGTAGCACTTTCAGCTGCATTACTATCACCCACCCCTATGTAGGCATTGCCATTACTGAAGTTAGTAGCACTACCTCCACATACTAAGGTCCATAAGGTGTTTATGCCCTCATTCAGCAATAGATTGCCATCTATCTTTATCACTTCATATGGTTCTGCCTTCTTCTTTAAGGCATCCTCTAGGCTCTTATAGTCACCATTGAACTTCAGTATAGTCCATTCAGTCTTCATCTTACCTTTATCTTCCACCATACTACTCACCTCCTTATATAATCCTGATTACCTATAAATCTAACCCTCACCTACCTTCTGTAATACTACCCTATAAGTAGCATAGGGCATATACGAAGATTCGACATATTTGAATAGCCTGTCACTGGCTATTTCTACAGTCTGGATAGGTACCCACCTCTCTTGGGGTGCTATGCCATAGCTACTGGCTCCTTCTATATAATATGCTATATTAAATGTATCAGATTGACTAGCTGGATAGGTAAAGAACTTCCTAAGTCCATCAGCCTCATTCCAAGGTAGCCTACCTGTCAAGGTTAGCTGGTCTGTAATTCTCTTCCACCAAGTCCCTCTGGGGAAGAATGTCTTTCCTAGAAATCTAACCCTCCATTCAGCAGCACTAGCTCGCTTGATTTCTGTAGGGTAAATGCTAAAGGTAAAAGTATCTAATGTCCCACCAGTATCCAACCTCTTACATATTATAGTTAAAACCATGTACTCACCTAGGAGAAGATACCTCCTCTTCTAGCCTCCACGGCTATCCTTTCTGATATGCTTCTGCTAAGTGCCTCTATGTCCTGTTCTGACTCTAGGTAAGCTCTATCTATATTTACTGTAACGTTTAAGTTAGCTGTTCTGGACTCGCCTCTGGGTATGACATATTCACCAGCATGTAACCATGCCAATCCAGTAGTAGGCACATAACCACCAGTCTGATAACCAGGTATTTTCTGGATGTTAGATATAAGATTAGAGAATGCTCCTGCTATGAAGCTCCATACTCCACCCAATAACCCACTTAAGTCAAAGTATGGTTTCACAGGTACAGAAATGGTAGGAGGTGTGTATGTTGACAAGACAGTTGCCAATCCTGATAAATTAGCATACTTACTCCAATCTATAGGAGTGGAATTAATAGTTTGCTGTATAGCTGTCAGAGCATTGATTAGTATAGGGTCTTTTAACTCCTTAAGTACTGCATCAAAGTTAGATGATTTTAAATAGCTATCCCACTGGTCCTTCCCAATAGCCTGTCCTGGCAGTAACTCTGTCTTAACGGTATTGGTAAAAGCAGTCATTTGACTTGGGAATAGAGCCATCAAAGCAGAAAAATCACTGGTATTTAGGAAGCTATCCCATTCCTTATACTCTATCTTATTGTCCAGAAGAGCCTTAGTTTGCCATAGAGCGAAGCCTGCTAAAGCATTGAGCTTCTTTAAGGTATCATCAGCAGCTGGACTATTAAAGAATGCATCCCATTCATCTTTAGTGATTCCACCAGTCAGCAATGCTGTACGCATAGTTTCTATGAACTGAACCCCTGCGTCTGGTAAGGAATTCAATAATTTTAAATAGCCATCTGTGTTGATTATTGCCTGCCATTCTTGCTCAGTTATAGTTCCATTTTCCAGAGCCATTCTAAAGAGTAACATAGCTCCTTCAGCAGTCTGTCCCAGCTTGTCCAGCTGTGATTGTAAGTAGTTGAAAGTGTTTCCCCATGGCTCTAAAGATAATTGAGCAGTTTGATTTAAATTAATTCCCAAGGCAGAAAATATCTTCGTTGCATCTTCACCAACAAAGCCAAGTTCCTCTAATCTATATTGTAATGCCTTGCCTGCATTAGTAAGACCTTCATCAGTCACCAAGGTGTCACCAAATGTCTGTTTAGTAGACTGGAATACTCCAGTAATACGTTCAGCTGTTTCATACAGTTCAGCACCTTCATAACCCAAATCCTCCAGTGCCTTTATTAGGGGTTGTGATACTTTGACATCCTCCTGCATAAAGGGTGCTATGGCACTTAATGCCAATCCTACTACCTCTAAAATGGGCGCTATAGGTCCAGAAGCTATCCCTAGAGCCTGAAGAGCCATTCCAGCAGCAAATGATGCTGTACCAGCTACTGACAAGGTCTTTCCTAACTTAGACACATTAGGATTAAGCAATGTAAAGACAGTATTTACTCCCATAGCAATTGGTACAGCATACTTCATTACCTTAGACAGCCTACTCCAGTTCTTTTCTACCCTCTGTAAATGTCCCTTTACATTTTCTAAGTTATAACTCTGT